TGCTCGAACCCATCCCCTCCCAGCCGGATTTGCTGTTTGTGCGCTTCCAGGTAGTCCAGCAGATCGGCGCGCGCATCGACGGATAGGGTGATTTGTATCATTGCGGTTTCCGAGCGTCCATCCGGTCGCTTGCCTGGGGCATCATGCGGCCCTCGTTGTTGGCGATGAAGGAACGGTAAATGCAGGCCCACCGTCTTCTGGACGCTTGGGATTTGACCATGGTCCGCTCTGAACAAGCGCGCCGCAATCCGCCATGCACCCAAGCACATCGGCGGCTACCACGCGGTATGCTTTCTGCCCCTTGTCCGCGTTTGCTCCGATGAAGTGGGTTGCCCCAGCGAGGGCAGCGGCCACGGTGGTTACGTCGATCATCTGTCCTTTTTCGGCAAGCGCCAAGACCATAGGGGCCAGTGGGTGAGTGCCAGTAGTACGCATCTGTTTGTTACTCATGATGGGCTTGCTTCCTATTCGTCGGTATCGCTTTGGTCTTGAGCAAACGGCGCGTCAATGCGTTCGCCGCAGAACGGGCAGAAGTTGAACATCACTCCTTTGAAGATATGCTCACCGGACTTGACGCCGAACATGGTTCGCGTTGGTCCTTTCGGGGTGTGCAACTCCCAAGCAAACACGCCCTTCTGTTTCCCGCGCGGATTTCCGTATTCGCAAGCGCTGGACAACAGGGAACAGGGCTCAACGAATTTACCGTCGCGGACGGTGCATCTGAATGTGGGTTGGTCGGTCATGATGGCTCCGTGGCGTTACACTTGCGCTGGTACTCCGCGTTTACACTGTCCATTTTTTCTTGATCAGTCATCTTGACTCCATCGATAATCAGGCTGCTCCTAAAGCCGCATTGCCTTACATGACGGCAAATTGCTTTAATATCAGTTGGAGCGAATATTTGGAAAACGAGATTCGTTCTTTTGCATTTCGGGCATGTTGTTTTCATCATGTAGAACCAGTCTGCCGCTTCTCGGCGGCTGTCTTGATCGCCTTCAACGCATCGCCTATGCCAGCGAGCCCCTTTGCGTTCTGCTCTGGGGTGCGCTTGGCTGGCGCGGGGTCTGGTACAAACGCTGGTGGCTGCGGGGCTGGTTGCTCCTGCTGCATCGCCTTATTATATTGACGGCGTGGGGCTGGAGTAGCCTTGGTAGTCGGCTGAGAGACCGGCTTGGTCGCCTGCTTCTTTATCCCGAATTCGAAGATAAATGACACCACGGATCGACCGCGTTTGCGCTGGGTGTAGGTGACGTTGAGGTTGCTGTGAGTATTGACCTGATCGATTGCAGGATCAATAACCCTTTTCTTTAGGTTCGACATCTTTCTATAACTTTCAGGTATTTCAAACTTCTCAATTAGCCATTCAATCTCTACCTCTCTTTCGCCCTCTTTTAGCCATTGCACCAGCAACTCGTAAAGTCGGATGGCGTAAACCGACGACATGGCGGAAACTTGATTGATGCGATAGCGGACAAACTCACCAGCTAGGTGTGTGAGATAGGGGAGGATGTCAACAGACAGGCGCAACTGCAATTTACCATCGTCAGGAATATAATTGACCGTATATACCCATCTGGTTCTTGTTTGCTTTAGTTTTGGATTTCTTGGATCAGGACGGTCAATAATGACCCATCGTTCAGCAAGTCGCTCGGACGCCTCCTTGAGCATTTCATAGGCTTTCTTCTGCGGAAGCTTGATGTGCTCGACCACATCGCAGGCGCAGACCTCGATCAGCGTCTCGGGCAGGGCGGCCGGCTTGTCTGGATGGCTGTCGATCTTGGTTAGGACCAGCAGGACCAGGCGCTTTTCGGCCAGCGTCAGCTTGTAAGACGCCTCGACGATTTGGTTCGCCTGCGTAACGAGCGGACTGTCTGTGGTTTTCATACGGTCAACCATAGCATTTAGATACATATTTGTACAGCGTATCCAAGTACCCCTTTTTTGTATCCTCAATGCCCCTTTTTTGTATCCATGCGACCCCTTTTCTGTATCCTTGATGCCCCTTTTTTGTATCCTAATGCCTTCGCAACACACTGATTCGTAAAGCGAAAACAAGCGCTAAAACTGAAAACTGCAAAACTGAAAACGGAGCGCATCCGCGCGTTTTTCGCTTTCGCTCCGAAGAAAAGGCCGCCCCCCTGCGATCCCCGCGCGCTCAGCGAGCCCCGCCAAGATGGAGTAAACTGCTTTTAACCTGAAAGACTTAGGCCACCAAAATGCCGACTGCCCCAGCCCCGCGCCCCAGCAGATTCCCGCCGATCACCCCCATGGTGTCGCCCCCGGACCTCGCTCCCCCCCAGGTCCAGCGCACCCTAAAGCAGCGCGCCATCGCCAGGATGTTTTTGTCGGTGGCGAGGCGGGCGGCGAACTCAACCCAAGCGGACGAAGCAAAGTGAGCAGCACAGACCCCGTTCCGTTCAGCAACCCCGGCGTGTTTTGCTGCACCCTGATGAACCGCTGCAAATGGCAGGGCTTTGCGCTAACAAACGGGCTTGGGTGGGGGACCATTCCCGAGTCGCGCGACGCGGGCGATTGGCGGGCCTTCCACAACAGCAACTGCACGGGCACGCTGGTGCAACTCGTTGAACCACAAAGTTCGTTGTCACCCACTTGACATCCTCCCCGCCCTGAACGGCGGGGTTTCTCGCGGAGAATCGGATGAAAACCGTCAAAGTCAAAGCCCACACCAGGAAGCTCGCCCCGCGTTCTGGCGCGTCCGCCTTCGCCCCACCGCAAGGTAACGCCGATGGCGGCCAGGCGATTGATCGGCGAAACCTATCGAAGCGGGCGACTCCAGCAGCCGCTTTCGCACAGGTGGCCGGCTATGCTCGCGGCGGCTTGGTGATGCCCGAGGCGAGGGACTGGCAGAACGGCCCCTTCCAGTCGGCTGAAGCGCAGGCGCTGGCCCATGCCAAGAGAGACACCGACCAGTTCGTGCGTGACGAGAACCGGGGCGTGACGCGGAGCTTCTTCCAGCAGCAGGACCGGGGCGCCGAGAGAGCCGACCTGATGGGGCGGCTCGGTGGGCTGCAGACGCTGGCGCAGCAACCCCAGGCCCCGCAGGTGGGCCAGCCGATGCAACCGGCCGCACCGCAGGCCAACCCGCTGACCGGACAACAGCGCAGCGATGCGACGTTCGACCTTGGGATCAACAAGCGCGGGCAGGCGCTCGCTGATTTCAGGGCCGGGAAGATTGACGGTGCGCAGCTTGGCACCATCAACACCGGCCTGAGCGCTGCGACCGATGCGTTTCGGGCGGTACCGGGTGCTCCAGGTGCTCCCGGCGCACTGGTTGGCGCGACGTCTTTCGGAACCGGCCTGGACCTCACCCCACGGCTTCCCGGTTACTGGGGCGGAGGGGCGGTGCAGCCCGTGCATCCCGTGCCCGTGAACATGAAGCGCGGCGGCCCGGTCCCGGTGGCCAGCCGACCCGGCAAGGATCAGGTGCCGGCGATGCTCGACTCACCACCTGGAGGGCCGGCTGAGTACGTGCTACCGGGGGAAACCGCGCAGGCGATGGGCGGGCCGCCAATTCTGGATGAGGCGGTGCGCGCGACCACCGGCAAAGAGCCGGGGCCGACGCCGGTGCCGGTGGGCGGGAAGGTGAAGCCGGGGTTTGCGCGCGGTGGGATGCTGACTCCTGAAGAACTTGCAGCAGCCACCCAAGAGCAGCGGCAACGCGCGGTCTATGGGCAGACGGGGGCAACCGTTCCGCAGGTTGGGGACGCAGAAATGCGCAGTCTCCCGGTGCCGAACACGCGGGAGGGGGCGCAGATTGCACTGAACATGCCGCGCGCACTGCCGGCAGCCGTCGCCCCCCAGATGCGTAACCGTGAAGTAGCCCAACTCCAGCCATTCAGCAACACCGCGATGCCGGAGCAGTTCAGCATGGTGACGGACACCGGGGTGAGCGTAGACCCGCGGGGCCGTCCTAACGTCGGTCCACCAACGGTTGCAGGAATGTATGGGACGGCCCCGTCAGCAGCCCCGCGCGCCGATGGGGAGTACATGCGGCAGTTGCGGATGGACGCAGCAGAGCCTGCTGTACGTGCCGACGTGGCACAGGCGCTGTCGCAGCCCGCCCCGCTGGTCCCGCTGTTCAACCCAGGCCAGGCACGCGCCGACCAGGCCGCCGACCGTGGCAACGCCTACGGTGATTTGACGTGGGGAACTCCGCGACCACAAAAACCACAGCAAGCATTCTCCGCCCCCGGAGCCCCGACACCCCAGGCGGCGCAGGCGTTCGCACAGCAGCGCGGCTTGGTCACCGACCCCGCTGTCGTCGGGCGCACCAACGCCCCAGGGACCGACCAGCGCATCATGAATGCCCCGCTGAGCGAGGCTGTGAAGGCGGTGCGCGAGCGTAGCGTTGCTCCCGTGTCGGTGGCCCTGAGCCCCGTTGGCGCGGCACAAGCAGCCGCCCCAGCCGCTCCCCCGGTGCAAGACCCGCGATTCCTCTCTGTGATCGACCAGACGCGCGCCCGGCCACCGCTCTCGCCCCAGGACCAGCGCATTGCGGACCTGACGCGCGGCCCCAGCACCGCCCCGGAAGTCCTCCCGCCTCGCGTCACCAAGCGCACCGACTACGAAGGGGGCAAGGGGATCTATGGCTATGACGTCCCGCAAGCGCAGCGCGACGAGTACGGGCGGGCGATCTTCTCCGACAGTGCGCGCGGGGCCACGCCCAAGGGGCTCGATGAGGACATCGCGAAGTATGGCCAGGGAGCGGCGGGGGCGCAGGACTTCTACAACGGGCTCGACGTGTCCAACATGGGAGCGGGCGAGTATCAGGCGTTGAAAGCCCAAACGGGCCGCGAGGAGGCAGACCTGGCCGGGGCGCGGGCGTTCTATGCCCTGCCGCCGAACCAACGTGGCGCGGCTCCTGCGGGCGTGCAGCGGGCCATGGCGCAAGGTCCGGCGCCCTCCGCGCAGATGGGGTTTGCGGCCGAGGAGCGGGGCAGGGCGGCGGGCACCGAGGCGGCGAAGTTACAGGCGAAGCTGGACGAGGCGACGATCACGGCAGGCGGGGCTGCGCAGAAAGACGCAACGCGCCGCTGGGATTCGTACCAGGCGTCGGTGCCCCGTGAGTTGCGGGCGGCGGGCAAGGCGAACCCTACCACGCAAGACCCTGGGCTGAGTGCCGATGGTCAGGCGTGGGCCAGTGAAGCCCTGACGCGCGTCATGAACAAGGCCAAGGCGATGGGTGCGGATGTCCCCGGACCTGACCTGATCCAGACGTATGCCCAGATCGCCAAGCAGTACATCCGCCCACGCGCAGCGATCATCGCGCAACTGCAACTGGAGAACCCGAAACTGACCGAGGAAGAACTGGCGGCGCACGCCGATACGCTGGTTCAGCAGGACCTGGCGAAAGCCAAGCAGGCCGAGCGGGCGATGTTGCAGGGCTAGGATGGGCGGGAATCGCTTAGAATTGGCAGACCGGCCGGGGATAGAGCCCCGGCCGGTCCTAACCTTTCATCACGGGAGTTGCATGATGTCGGCTGAAGATAATCCTACCCTAAACCCGCTCGGGCGCAAAATGGCTGGCGTGGGCGAGCGCGCCATTGCACGACCCAAAAAGCGGCCAGTCGAAAAGCCGCCTGTCGAACAGCCCGCGCCGCCCCCACCGCCCCCTCCCGTCAATCTGCTGCAGATACCGTTTTGGAACCATGCCTTGCGCGCTGCGCCCTCATCGGCGTTCCGCTCGGCTTTGTTCCCGGCCCTGGGGCGCGTCAAGCGGCGCCTGCTTTGGGACGAGACGCTGTTCAGCGTCACGGGCGTCACGGTGACGTTTCGCGGTGAGCAGTTCGACCAAAGCGATCTGGATGTGTTGCTGGAGATTTGGCATCGGATGCGCGGGCAGTCGGGCTCGGTGGGCTTTGCTGCCAATGACATGCTGCTGGCCTTGGGGCGTCACACGGGCAAGAGCGACCACGACTGGCTACGCTCGGTCATCAAGCGCTTGGTCGACGGTTCCGTGACCATCAACGACCACGGCCACGAATACAACGGCCATCTCATCAATGACAGCGCCAGGGACAAGGTAACGAAGCGCTACACCCTGAGCGTCAACGAGCGCTTTGTCGTTCTGTTCCGATCCGCCTGGTCTTCGCTTGATCTGACTCAGCGCCGCGCCCTCAAGAGCCCCACCGCCCGCAGCCTGCACGCCTACCTGTCCTCGCATCGCGACCCCGGTCCACACCAATCGGAGACCCTGATCAGTCTGGCCGGCCTGACCGGAGTTAACGCCAAGACCACGCTGAAGAAAGCCCTCGCGGAGCTTGAGGCGGTCGGTTTCCTGTCTGCGTGGAGCGTCGACAAGCACCTCGTCACGCTGACCAAGGCTGTGGATAACTCACGGGATAGCGAGTGAGTGCGGCACGGGATAGCGCGTGAAGTCGCACGGGACAGCGAGTGATCAACGCGCGCGCTTCATTACATTGTATTAGAGTGATATCAGAAGACGCGCGCGAGGCTACGCCTCGACGCACGGGATTTTTACCCATTTTGGCGTAGCCCAAAGTCCAAAAACTGAGGCCCTTCCCATGCCCGGCGCATTTGACCTTGACCCGCTGCTTGCCCCTCTTCCGGCAACGCCCCCGCTGGGCCTTGGTGCGCCGGTCCTCAAGCCCTTGCCGCCCCCCCCATCGTGGCGTGACGCGGCCCTCGCGTCGCTGGAGCAGCCCGCCTCGAGCAAGGCCCCTTCCTGGCGCGACGCGGCCCTGGCCTCGCTGGAGCCGGTCGAACAACTCAACGTCGTCGGGTCGCCTCCGGTTCCGCCCCCGCTGCCGCCGCTCGCGCAGAAACCCGACCTGACGCAACCCGGTATCCTTCCCAACGAAACCGCTCCGCAGCATCTGGCGCGACTCAACGAACTGCACGCCAACGAGGGCTTTGTTGGTGGTGTCAAGGAACTGGGGCGCAGCGTTGCCAGAGGTGTCCGCAACCTTCCGGAAACGGTTCAAGAGTCAGGGCAGTTCTTCGGCCGCGCCCTGGGACTGGCCCCGCCCGCCACGGCCGACGAGTTGGCGCGGCTGGACGCCGAGAAGACGGCGCGTGCCGAGGCGGCCCCGGACTGGATGAAAGAGTCCTTGACCAGCCAAGCGCAAGAGCATCCGTGGGGTAGTCTCGCCGAAGCCGGGGAAAGCCTGGTGCCGTCGCTCGGACCCGCGGCGACGGGGGCGGCGATTGGCGCCGGCCTGACCGCCTGGACGGGTCCAGGTGCAGCGGTCGGCGCGATCGGCGGCGCGGCCATCGGCGGGGTGCTGGGGATTCTTGGGATGTCCGGGCAGCAGGGCGAGGAAACCTATCGCAAGGTCACGGACGCCAACATCAAGGCCGGACTCTCTCCCGAGGATGCCCACGAGGCCGGGATGCATGCCGGCTTGATCAACGCCAGCATCGAAGGCGCTGGAGAAGTGGTCAGTACGCTGTTGCTGGCCAAGGCTGGCGCGCTCATTCCCCCAAGCCTGAAGCTCGGGGTGACCAGCGCCATCGCCAAACGTCTGGGCATGGCCGGTGCGGATGCGAGCGCCGACGTGGTGCAGCGCGCGGCGACCAACCAAGGAGCCATTCTGCGGGCGGCAAAAGACATCGCGTTTCAGGTGGCGCCGGCTGAAATCGCAACGGAGATGGGCCAACAGGCCGGCGAGCAGGGCGTCGAGTCGCTGTACGGTGCCGGGGCGATGCCAACATGGGACGATGCCAAGCGCGTCGTGGTCCCGACGCTGGTGATGACGGCGTTTGGTGCTGGCGGCGCTCATGCGTTCGGCGCGTACCGGCGCAGCGAGGCCAACCGGCTACTGACCGACCCCGCGGCAGGAACCCCGCAAGAGCGGCAGGCGGTGGTGGATACCGTTGCGCGATCCGTCCAGCAGGAAGACCCGGAACTCGCGCGCATCTTCCGCGCCTACGCCAGCGCATCGGTGGCCGCAAACCTCCCGGTCGCTATCGACCAGGACGCCGCCTATCGTGAAGTGGCGGCGCGTGCCGCGGTCGCCAACCCGACGCTGACCGACGCGCAGGCTAAGCAAGCCGCGGTCGATGCAACCGCAGCAGAGACCGACCCGCAGGACCTGCAGCGGGTTGCAGCGGCGACCGCGGCGGCGCTTGCCAACCGACCGAAGACCGGCCCCCTAACCCGCGCAGCACAAACTGCAGGACCACCCAATGTCAGCCAGAACGCAGTCCAACAAGCAGCGGGCGCGGGACAAGCAGGCCCGCCAGCAGGCCAAGCGGTGGGCGGGGGCGCGCGTCCTGTACCTCCGGCTGGTCCGGCACCTGGGGCGGCGAGCGGAACAAACGTCGGAGTCGCTGCGGTTCGCGGCGCTGATGGGGCGGCCGTCCAACCCGGTGCCCTTCGACCAGGGTCCGGGGTTGACGATCTTGGATATCCAACTGAAGGCGCTGGACGGACACCCGGTCCCAGTGGTCCGCAAGGTGGTCCGTCCGGGCTGGGAGGCATGGACCCCAACGCCGGCCTGACCACGGCGCCCGGACCCCTCACCCTGCAAGGCCAGGACGAAGCACGAGCGGCCGGTGCGCTCTATGGCTCCAACGTCGGCGCGGTGCTACCAGGTGCGGGGACGAAGCAGACGGGTAAAGGCTATGACCCGAAGGTTCCGCCAGGTTCCCCGATTGCAGACCCTGCGGTGCGCAAGCGGTTGGATGACTGGTGGACGAACATCAACGAGCCGGCTCCGACTCAGCCGACCCCCACTGAGGACCCCAATGCCCCCAGCAGCCCGCCCCCGAGCCCCACGCCGACCCCCGAGGTTAAGCCCCCCCGAGACACCGGAGCAGCGCCGGGAGCGCCTGACACGCCGGCAGCGGACCAAGGCAAGGAACCAACGAAGGAAGAAAACGGCAGACGGTATCAGGTTGGCGCAAAGTCGCTCACGGCTCGGGAGTTGGCTGGGCGATTGGCCGAGTTCAGAACTGAGTCGGTTGACGACCTAGAGCGATCTGTTCGCGCCAGACCAGGGCCGTGGATCAAGGTTCTTGAGGACCGGGAAGCGTCCGCGCGGCTGGATAAGGACGCCGAACAGAAAGCGCGGCCGGTGGCCTTGAATGAGAAGCAGCGGCGACTGGTTGACCAGGCGCGCGAGTGGAACACGCGATTCTTTGACCCGCGGAACCCGCTTGAGCGCGCGTTGCCGCATCCGGAAGACACTGCGGACAAGCAGCGCATGATGCGTCACCTGGTGAATCTTGGCGTGGTGTCGCGCTATGTTGACCAAGAGACGGGCGTCATTGGGTGGCAGGTGCAGGACCAGCGGATTGCGCCGGCAGCGGACCAAGGAGAGACACCAGCGGCGAAGGGCGGCGGCACACCGGCCCCCATGCCAACCGGGTTCAAGGTCAGAAACCTGAGAACCGGACGGTTCCTAAAGGATGGGATCACGGGAAAGGATGCGGTCTTGCAGGATCGTGACCACGCCCAGAAGGTCGCTGACGACTCCGAGCGCGACAGCCACCTCAACGCGAAGGCGACCAACTCAATTCGACCGTCAAAGTTTGCTGTTGTCGATCTGAGCGATGAGGTTACCGCGCCGGAGCCGCCAACGACCGGCACAAAGCCGACGCCCGCGCTCTCCCCCAAAGCCCAAGCCGCCCGCGACGCCGGCTACGCTGACGGCCTGGCCGGTAAGCCTGAGCCAGCGGCCTCTTTAGTTCCGCGGCGCCAAGGCTGGAAGGAAGGCAAGGCGGCGCGTGATGCGGCAGGGGCAACTACTGTCGAGACGCCGGTTGTCACCCAGCCGACGCCGACCGTCAAGGAATTGACGCCGGAGCCGACAACGCCCGCCCCAACTGACAAGGAATCCTTGACGGTTGCAGCAAGATCGTATGACGACTGGCTAAAAGCGTTCTCTTCCGACGTCGCTGCTGGGAGATTGCCAGATACCGCACCACTGAACGACTTGCGCAATCGTCATATCAAGGAGGCCGCTCGTCTTCTGGAAGGCGTCGCCAATGTGACCGGATACGACGCGGAAGATGGGAGATTCATCACCGACGATCAGGGGCATTTCCAGACGGTAGGGGCCATTGACGAGCGTCGCGCCGCAGCCGCCCGCGTACAACCACAGATCGCTCAACTTCGTCATGAGCTTGCGTCGGGATACTCCGCCTTGCGTGATGCTCGGGCGTCGCAGTCGCACGCGAAGTTGGTCGAGCGCCAACAGCAAGAGGCCGATCAGCGCAGGGAAGACCAGAAAAAGGCGCGCGAAGAACAGAAAGCCAGAGACGAAGCCGAGCGACGCAAGCCGGTCCCGCCTTCTGCGCGAGAGATTGAACTGAACGACCTGGAAACAAAGGTTCGTGCGCGTTTGGCTGATCTGCGCCGTCAGGGCCGGGAGCGCCGAGACGCAGGAGAGTCAAACGAGGCGCTGACGACCGAGTATCAGCCGCAGATATCGGAAGGACAGCAGCACTTAAAGTGGATTGCAGAACATGGGTTTGATCGATTCCATCAGGGCCAGTTGGTCAGTTCTACCTACATCGGCGCAAAGTACGGCGAGATTCCGCAAGACCTGATTGACTTTGCGAACTCCGCTCCGACCCCAGCCCCCGAGGGCGCCGCGGCGGGTGCCAAGGCGCAAAAGCCAAAACTACCCAACAAGCAACGCGCGGCGCAGCAGAAGGTCGCTTCGGTGATGGGCGCGGCACCAGGGGATACGGTGACCTTCTCGGACTTTGCGTCCGGGCAGATGGATTACCTATCCCCGGATAAGCCGTATGTGCTGGAGTCGGTGACGGCGCGCGGCTACGGTGATGCGGAACTGCATTTCGTGAGCGCGACCGGCTCCGGCACGTCGGTTGCCTTGGCGCGGATCGTTGCTGCACAACGTCAGGTCGGCGCAACGTGGCAGGTTGCCAAGAAGGTGAGCGCGCAACCTGACGCTGGCCCCGATGGTGCCACGCCGGCCGCTCCCGAGCCTGCGGCAGCCGCGACCCCGGCCACGCCTGAACCGCCGACCGCCAAGACGCCGGCCGCCAAGACGCCGGCCGAGGCCGCCCCAGCGCAGCCCCCCGAGCAACCCCAGCCAGCCCCCGCCTACGGTGCCAGCAACACCCTGGTCACGGCCGACCGCGCCGCAGAACTGCGCAAGCGACTCAAGGCCAAGCTGTCACAACTCAACGCCGGCATCGACCCGGAGATTCTCGCCATCGGCGCGGAATTGGCCGCGTTCCATTTGGAAGCGGGGGCGCGTTCGTTTGCCGCGTTCGCCAAGCGCATTGCCGAGGACCTGGGCGAGCCGTTGCCAAAACTGCGCCCCTATCTGCGCTCGTGGTACAACGGCGCGCGGGACATGATGGAGGATGCGGGGATTAGTATTGACGGGATGGATGATCCGCAGACGGTAAAAGCGGAGTTGGCACGGATATTCACGCAGCAACCGGCTACACTGACAGCAGAACCACAACCGGAACCGACCAATGGACCGCCAACTGATACGCCAGATCAAGCAGGAGAGCGCCCGGATCGCCGAGACGGATTGGCCGATCGGGGGCCAGAAGGAACGGGAGATGATCGCCCTGTGGCGGCAGATTCGCCCGCGGATGGTGGCACGATTGGAACAGGCGGGGATTTTGGCGGAGTTCGCGCACCTGATCGAGAGCCGCCGGTTCGCGGCGAGCGAGGCGAACCAGAAAGCGGGGATGGGCTGGCCGGACAGTCGGGAGGAAGCGAACAAGGACTGGTTGATCGTGGACCCGGAAGGCCCCGAGGATCCAAGCGACCCGGACGGGGACCTAACGCCGCTGCTGGAGATGGCGGCACGGGCGCGGGTGCCGCTGTCGGTGCGGGTGCAGGCGCAGAAGATCAGACGGGCGCAGGCGGCACTGTCGAGCCGGTCACCCCAGACGAACCAAGCACGACCCTAGACCTGGCGGCCCGCGCGGAGAACTTCCACGCGGATGAACCCGAACGCATCTACGGCGGAACGCCGAAGGTCCGGTTCAACAAGAATCGGCGGGCGATCGAAGTCTATCGGGAACTCGAAGAGGCCGGGCGGAACGCGACGGCGGACGAGCGCGACATCCTGGCCGGCTATACCGGGTGGGGGAGTTTCGGGCAGGAACTGTTCCAGGGGACCTGGGAGCGCACCGTCGAGCGCGAGGGCTGGCGCAACGAGGATGATTGGCTGCGCGGGCACCTGGGCGAGTCCGAATGGAAGGCGGCGCAGGCCAGTATCATCAATGCCCACTACACCGACCCGCCGACCGTACAAGCGATCTGGGCGGCGGTGCAGCGATTGGGCTTCCAGGGCGGACGGGTGCTCGAACCTGCGGCGGGGGTCGGCAACTTCTTTGCGATGATGCCGAAGGCAGTCCAGGACGCCAGCCAACTGACCGGCATTGAGCTTGACGAACTCTCGTCGGGCATTCTCAAGCACCTCTACCCAAACGCGACGATCAGCAACAAGCCCTATCAGGAGTCGCAGACCCCGGACGGGTTCTACGATCTGGTGATCGGCAACTGGCCGTTCGCCAGCACCGGGCCGGCTGATCGACGCTACAACAAACTGTCGCCCTCGCTGCATGACTACTTTTTCCTGAAAGCGCTGGATCAGGTGCGGGCCGGCGGCTTGGTCGTTGGCATCACCAGCCGCTACAGCCTGGACGGCAAGGGCAACGCGGTGCGCCAGGCGCTGGCGCGCAAGGCCGATCTGGTGGCGGCCTATCGGCTGCCGTCTGGGGCGTTCAAGGAATATGCCGGTACCGCGGTGGTGACCGACCTGATCATCCTGAAAAAGCGCGAGACGGAAAACACTGACCCGCAATCATCAGCGTGGACGCAGACCGAGGACCTGGACCTCGGGGCGGACGGGCAGAAGGCGGCGATCAATCGGTATTACCTGCTCAACCGCGACAACATCCTGGGTGAACTGGGATGGGGCAGCGGCACGACCTACGGACGGGCCGGGGTGATCGTTGAGCGCGGGGACGACTTCCCTGAGCGTCTGGCGGCGATGGCCGATGAGATGACGACGGGGACCTATACCCCGGCGAACAACGCGAAACACATCCGCTACATCACCAACAACACCACGGAGCGCTCGCGCGCCGTGGTGATCGGTGCGGATGGTGACCTCTACCAGACGCAGGGCGAGCGGCTGGTGAACCTGCACGACGTGGTGCCGTGGCAGGTGAAGGACGCCAAGAAGACCGCCAAGCGCGACGCGCAACTGCGCGGGCTGGTGGGGTTGCGCAAGGCCTACGGACGGCTGATCGACGCAGAGCGCGACGGGGCGCCCGACACCGAGGCGTTGCGCAAGACCCTGCGCGAGCAGTACGAGGCGTTCCGCGACGCGCACGGTCCGGTGCGGGAGTCCGAGGGTATCCGCCTACTCGACAAGGCCGAGGACCCCTTCTACCCGTCGCTGATGGCCCTGGAGCGGGTGCGCGATGGCGTCATCGAGCCGATGCCGATCCTGCACCGCTCGGTGGTGCGCACGTCGGCGAAGATCGACAGGCCCACGGTGCGCGATGCCTATGTGGTGGAACGCAACCAGGGGCTGCACATCGACATGGCGCGGATTGCCACGGCGGCCGGGGTGCCGGTGGAGCAGGCCGAACAGGACCTGGTGACGGCGGGCGCGGTCTATCGGCTGCCGGGCGGCGGCTATGAACCCTCTGATGTCTACCTGGGCGGCAACGTGCGGCGCAAGCTACGCGAGGCACAAGCGGCGGCGGAGCAGGGCGAGGAGATGGCCCGCAACATCGAACATCTGGAGAAGGTGATCCCCAAGGATGTGCCGTACTTCAACATCGAGGCCAAGCTGGGGGCGCAGTGGGTGGGCGCCAAGCATTACCGCGACTTCGTGGCTGAGGTGATCATTGGGAATGCCGACGTTGCGGAAAACCTGGAACTGGAGTGGCGGATCAATCGGTGGGTGGTGAAGCCCAGCGATGCCCATCAGGACACGCCAACGGCGTTGCGGTGGAGCGAGGTCAAGGCGTTTGAGGAAGTCACAACCAAGGACGCGGCAACCGGAAAAGACGTTCCTCTGCTGGATGGCGAGGGCAAGCCCGTGTTGCGCGAGCGCGATAGCGGGACGGTGCGCTTGCGGCAGTTGCTGGAAGCGGCTTTCAACAACGGGACCATGAAGTTTACCGCGAAGGATTCAGAGGGCAACACCTACACCCGCGAGGCGTTCAGTGCCGCGGCCAACGAACGGGCCGGGGCGATCCGCGAGGCGTTCGAGGAATGGGTGTGGAAGTCACCCGAGCGCAAGGTGGCCCTGGAGCGCGACTACAACGAGGTGATGAACGCGATTGCCGATCCGCAGTTCGACGGGTCCTTCCTGGCGTTTGATGGGATGGCGCTCCAGCGCGGGGATAACGAGTTTGACCTGCGGTCACACCAAAGCAACGCGATCTGGCGGGGGTTGGTGCAAGGGTCGGGGTTGTATGCCCATGAGGTCGGGACGGGCAAGACCTACACCATTGGCGGTATCTCAGTCGAGTCGCGGCGGTTCGGGTTGGCGCAAAAGCCGTTGATCCTGGCCCACAACGCCAACAGTGCCAGCGTTGCGGCGGAGATTCAGGAGATGTATCCAGGGGCTAAGGTGTTGTACGTCAACAACCTGGATTCCTCGCGCGTGAAGGAAACCATGGCGCAAATCCGCAACGACGACTGGGATGCGGTGGTGATGCCGCATAGCCTGCTGGACCGGCTGACGCTGAAAAAGGAGACGCTGAGCGCCTTGGCGGCCGAGGATATCGCGGCCCTGGAGTCGGCTTTCTGGGAGGCGATGGACGAGGGCGACGCAAACCAGGCGGGATTCGGGCGGGCGGTGCATAAGGACATGCTGGACGATGAGGACGCCATCAAGAAGCTACGCAACCCGACAGCCAAGGAACTGGCGCAGGCGCGGCTGCGCATCAAGGCGCAGATCGAGAAGCAGGCGCAGCAGTCGAGCCGGGAGGATGCGATTGCGTTTGAGGACTTGGGCGTTGACATGCTGATTGTCGATGAGGCCCATCTTTTCAAAAAGCCCCCGATGGCGACGCGCATGAAAATGCGCGGGCTGCAAAAGCAGATCAGCAATCGCTCGGTGGCCCTGAAGTTCCTCACCGACTACATCAAGGGGCAGCACGCCGGGCGTGGGGTGCATTTGTTCACCGGCACGCCGATCACCAACACCCTGGCCGAAATCTTCCACATGCAGCGCTATGTCATGCAGCAGGACATGGCGCGCGACGGCATTGACCAGTGGGATAGCTGGTTCAATACCTTTGCGAGCGGCGTGTCGGATGTGGAGTTTACGGCGGCCGGGGATTATCAGCCGGTCACCAAGCTGGCCGGGTTCATCAACGTGGCCGAGCTGCGGCGGATGATGAGTCCGTACATGGATGTGGTGTTCGCCGACGAGATGCCGGAGTTCACGCCGCGCAAGACGGCGAGCGGTAAGACGCTGGCCGATGCCGACCTGACGGCCGACGAGATCGACGCCTTGCAGAACGGGCGGCAGGAGAACCCGGTCGGGCGACCGTACAAGCGGGTGGTCATGGACGTGGCGGAGATGAGCCCGGAGCAAGCGGCGATCCTCGCGCGGCTCCAGCAACTCGCGGCCGAGTGGCGGTCAGCGGGTGGCAAACAGCGGCTGGACTGGATGAAGACCGGCGATCCGCACTCGCCGATCATGATTGAGGGCGCGGCGGCGCGGGCGGGGATGGATGCGCGCATGGAGGACCTGAGCCTGCCGGAGCATCCCGAGAGCAAGGTGAACCGCGCGGTCCGTAACCTCCTGCATCACTACCGCGGCGAGCCCCAGGCCGCTCAGGTGGTGTTCATGGACAAGGGCTATTCCGACACGCGCACGGTCGCTAAGGTGAAGGTTCCGGGACATAACCTCGCCAAAGAACTGCGTACCAAGCTGCTGGCCGAGGGCGTGCCGGCGCACGAGATCGCAATCGTCGCGGGCGGGGTGACGCCCGAGCAGAAAAAGGCGGTGGCCGATGCGGTCAACGCCGGGACGGTGCGCATCGTGATCGGGCAGACCGAGACCCTGGGCACCGGCGTGAACATGCAGCAACGGCTGCGTGCCATGCACCACTTGGACGCCCCATGGATGCCGGGCGAGTTGGAACAGCGCAACGGGCGCGGCTGGCGTCAGGGCAACACCTGGAACACGGTGCTGGAGTATCGCTACATCACCGAGCGCATCGACGGCAAGCGCTGGCAGGTGCTCGCGGTGAAGGATCGGTTCATCAAGGCGTTCCTGCACGCGGATGCAGACACCAGGGTCATTGAGGGCGATGCGGTCAGCGACGATGAGGGCGGCGGCTATGCCGAGACGCTGAGCGAGGCGGTGGGCGATCCGCGGCTGTTGCAGCGGCAGAAGTTGACGGTGGATGTGCAGAAGCTCCAGCGGCGCGAGCGCACCCACGCGCAGGGGGTGGTGGAGGCGCGTGAGAAGTTGGCCCGCAATGAGCGCCTGGTGCCGGAGAAAGAGGCGCAGGCCAAGCGCTATGACGCGGATGCCGACCTGTTCGAGCAAGCCGAGGCGGCGGCCGGGGAGCGGCAGCAGGATGCCTACCGCGAAGAGGTCGCGGTCTATGTCGATGGGCTGGACCTGAACCTGACCGCGGCTGAGCGGGCGGCGGTGCGAGCCGATGGCTGGGGCAACAAGCAGCCCGATCGCGAACTGGCGAAGCGGGTGCAGGCGGCGGTGAAAGCGGCCGAGGCCGAGGGGCGCGAGCGACCGAAAGAGCCGACGACGAAGCCGTTTGATGCGCGGTTGTTGAATGATCACTTCACCACGCGGGATGCGTTCGGCGAGGCGTTCCAGACGCTGTATCAGCGGATGCCGGTAAAAAGCGGCTGGCATCCGGTCGGCGAGGTCTTTGGGTTCCCGTTGGAAGGGCGCCATGTCGGCAAAGAAAACGTCTATCTGCAACTGGTGTCGCTCACTGATTCGGTCGTGCATTACGGGGTCTATGGCGCCGTCGCCGACACCTTGCGCGGGCTACGGGGCACGGGGCGGCAAGTCCGCGCCGAGGCCGCGACCCTGCGAGCCGACCGTCCCAAGCTGGAGGAACTGGCCGATCAACCGTTCGCCCGCGCCAAGGACCTGGAGCGCAAGCAAACCCGCTTGGATGAGATCGAAGCCGACATGGCGCGCAACCCGGTGCCGGCGCCGGCCTGGCTGCGTCATGGGGCGCCGGTCGATACGCTGGCCTACGTTCTTCAACTAAACCCCGAGACACCAGATCACGGGGGAATGGCCGGCGCCGGCACCGGGGGGGCAAGTGTAACGACGAAGCCTATACAGAGTCGAGGACCGCAGACCAAGGAGGTAGTGGTCGAGGGGCACCAATGGGCCGATGACGGGTATTTCGTGCATGTGCTCGATGGCGAGCGGGCGCGGCGGGTGTCGTACCTGGATCTACGCGACGCCAACGGCGAGCGCAAGTACACCGAGCATCCGTTTGTGGCGCCGTCTGGAGCGAACGTGGCGGCGGCCGATGCGCTACCGGCCGGGGTGTGGGTGGTGGAGTGGGAAAACAAACCGCCCCAGGCCCCGCGGTGGATCAACATCGAGGACCTGGCGCAGTTGAAGGCGCACGGGGCCACGGTGCGGCGGGCGGCGGCGGACGACTGGCAGGCGCTGAGCCTGTGGGAACGGATGAACCGGCCGACCGGGATTGGTGAACAGGTGCTGGAGGGGCTGGGTGCGACGGCTAAGGCTCAGCGGGCGCGCAGTGACGCGGCACAGAGAGGTGATGCCCCTGAACCCCGCTGGTCCATCGGCGGCACGCTCGGCCGCGCAACCCAAACCCGCCCGCGATCGGCCGCGCTCCCCCGGCTCACGCGGGCTTTCCTTGATGCGAAGTTGCAACCGCTGTTTGGCAAGCTCCGCGGGCTGTCTGGGGCCGCGACGCTGCGGGTGGTGCAGACGGAGGGGGATCTACCGGCCGCGACGCTGGAGGGGCTGGCGCGGGCGCGCAGTGTTGATCCGACCGCCCGCGGGAAAGCCGTGTTCCTGGCTGGGCCGAAAGACGCAGAGGGCAACCCGACCAAGGGCGTGCTTTGGGTGGTCGCTGACAATGTGGCGGACGTGCGCGACGCGATGGTCACGGTCCTTGCGCATGAGGGGTGGCATTCCGGCGCGCGGTCTGTTTTCGGGCCAACCCTGAACCCATTCTTAGATGAGTTGATCAAGGACCGCAACGCTGATGTCCAGCTTTACGCGGATGCGCGCGGTTTGTCCATGGAAAGCCTCGCCCAGCGCCGCGAGGCCGCTGACGAGTTCCTGGCCCATCTGGCCGAGGTCAACCACGGCAAGGACCAGCCATTCCTGCTGCGGGTCTACAACGCGATCCGCGCTTTCTTGCGCAAGCTCGGGCTCGTGATCCACCTCAACAATGCCGACCTGCGCGAGATCGTCGCCGGGGTGGCTCAATACAACCGCACCGGGGATGACCGGGTACGGGCGCAGTTGCGGGGGCGCTTTGGGATGGGGACGGGCACGCGCGACGCCAACGCCCGCCTCGCCACCGGCCGCGGGCAGGCCGAACCATCCGGAGATTCCGGACGGTTGGACGAATCCGCCGACCCCGACATCCGCTTCGCCATCGGCGGGGCGGGGGTGGCTCCGGGGGCAACCCGCACCCTGGCGTCGCGCATCGCCGACGTGCTCGATCGGTTCATGCCCTACGGCGCGGGCATCCCCGGCCGCCAGACCTCCGCCAAGGTCCGCGCGTGGGATAAGTCCGTGGGCACACCGCGCAACCTCTCTATTCGCGAACCGCAGTTCAAGCCGGTCTACGACGGGCTGACCCGGCAGTCTGATGACAACTCCACCTTTGCCATGCAGGCCGAATCGCTGGCCCCGCACTGGTTCACCCAGATGGAGAAGGGCATGGGCGCGGCGTGGGCGTCGGCAAAACAGGTGCGCTCCGCCATGAGCCCGCGCGAGTTGCACGGGGTGCAGACCGACCTGAACGAAGGCACCCTCAACAAGCACCGCTGGAGCGTCGCAGAACTCAAGGCGCGCGGTCGCTCCGACCGGCAGATCGAAAGCTATAACCAGGCGCTCAAGGCCACGCACCAGTCGCTCGATACGTCGGCGCAGACCTTCCAGGTCGGGGCCATGCGCTCGCTGCTGGAGGTGCTGCACGCGGACCTACCCAAGCGTGAGCGCCACGCCCTCTCCGGGCGGCTGGCGCGGCAGATCATGGATGAGCACGTCACCGCGGCGGCCGGCAATGCCGAGCAAGTGCTCTCCGCGATCCGGGAAGACGTGGCCGAGGCGGTCGTGACCGCGCAGAACATGGTCAAGACGATGACCGCGGAGCGCGACGCCGACGAACAGGCGCTGGATGCCGCCAAGAAGGCGACCCGCGCCGCACAGCAGGCGCTGGATGCGGCCGGCAAGGCTGACTACCCATCCGCCTACGCGGCGCTCCAGCGGGCGCAGGAGGCGCAGGACGACGCGCAGTCTGGCCTGCACCAATCGCGTAAGAACCTGGAGGCGGCGGAACTTGGGTTCGAGCAGGCCACGACGCTGCGCAACAAGATCGACTCCACTCAGGCGTCTATCGATGGCATTGCCGAGAAGGTAGAAAAGCTCAAGGCCGAGGGCTACTTCCCGCTGAAGCGCTTCGGCAAGTGGGCGGTGACCGTCTGGCAGACCGACCCCGACACCAACGAGCGCGCGGTGATCTACTTCGCCAAGTACGCGAGCGAGGCCGAACAGATGGCCGCCTACAAGGCCATGAGTGAGGCCAAGGGGGCCGGGCAGGAGGTGGTGCATGGGATCACGTCCGAGGAAGGCTACAAACTCTTCCGCGGCTTGAACATGGACACCCTGAGCTTGTTCGCCGACCACATGGACACCAGCACCGACGACGGCAAGAACCTCGCCGACCTGATGCAAGAGTACATCCGGTTGGCGGCGGCCGAGTCCAGCGCGCTGAAAAGTCTGCTGCACCGCGAAGGCATCGCCGGGTACTCGACCGAGGCGCAGCGCGTGCTGGCCTCCTACATCGTCAGCAACGCCCGGCTCTCCAGCAACAACTTGAACGCGGGCGACGTGGGGTACGCCATCGACGCGATCAAGCAGGAAAACGGCGACTTGCGGACCTACGCGATCAACTTACGGGATTACCTCGCCGACCCGAACGAAGAGTTCGCCGGCTTGCGCCAGTTCCTGTTTGCGTGGTATCTCGGCGCGTCCGTGGCATCGGCCGTGACCAACCTTTCGCAAGTCCCGATGGTCACCGCCCCCTGGATGACCCAGCAGCCGGGCAACGTGACGCAGCTACTCAAGGACGCCTATGCGCAGGTGTTCAAGGGTCCACCGGCCACCGGGACCGCGCTCGGGGACGCCTACGCCCGCGCTGAACTTGAGGGGCTGATCGCACCGCAGGGGGTCTACAACCTGATGGCCACCGCCCGCGGCGGCACCCTGGGGGGCGGCCGGATCATGTCGAGCCCGAACGCGCAGTTTGCCATGACGGTGTGGGGGTCGTTCTTCAGTTTGGCCGAGCAAGTGAACCGACAGGTGACGTTCGTCGCGGCCTACCGCCAGGCAGAAGGCAACGGGCTGAAAGGTGAGGCCGCATTCAAGTACGCCGAGGATGGCGTCAACAGCACGCAGTTTGTGATGCGCAAGGAAAACCGGCCGCCGTGGGCGCGCGGGATCGGCGCTCCTCTTTTCACGTTTCGCATGTTCTCCGTGCAGTACATGGAATTGCTCTCGCGCGTCCCGACCAAGCAGCGGGCGCTGATGCTTGCCGCCCTGGTGGTCGGGGCCGGTCTCGGGGGCCTGCCTGGGGAAGAAGACGCCGAGGACCTGATTGACACCATCATGCAGTGGTGGGGGAAGAACTGGCAGACCCGCCAGGAACTCAACACCTGGGCCGAGAAACTGCTGGGCGAGGCCATCGGCCCGGTGGTGGTGAACGGGATCAGCCGGGCCGGACTGCCGTTTGACATCGCCAGTCGCGTCGGCATGGGCAACCTGATCCCCGCGACCGGGATCCTCAAGCCCTCCAGCCTGGGCAGCACGCGCGAGGTCTCGGAGTTGTGGGGGCCAACTGCGGGCGTGGTCAAGGATGTGGGGACCGCCGTCGAGCAGGCGGCGCGCGGGCAGTGGGACCGGGCCGGCTATGCCCTCTTGCCGCGGGCGCTCAAGGGCTTTGTTGACGGCACCACGGCCATGGTGAGCGGGGATGCGGTGGATCGCTTCGGCACCCCGCTGATCCCGGTGTCGCGCACCGAGGCGGCGTTCAAGTTCTTGGGGTTCAACCCGACCCGCGTCGCGCAGTTCAATGAGCAGAAATACAGCATCTTGGAGCGCGACAGCCTGCGCAAGAAGATGGAGCAGACCTACATGGGCAACATGGCGCAGGCCGCGGTTAAGCGGGATCAGGCCGGGGTCGCCAAGGCACAGCGCGACATCGCCGACTGGAACCGCACCAACCCGGACACGCCGATTGAGTGGAAACCGGCGCAGTTGCGGGCGCGCATCCGCGCGTTGAAGTTAACCAACAGCGAGCGGTTCCTGAAGGCGCTGTCTCCGGAACTGCGCCAGGAGGCCGCCGCGGCGTTCGGGGGTTAGGTTAGGCGCGACCAAGCAGCCGTCCCTGGCCAGTCGCTCACGCCAGGTCGGCGCGCAGATCGAAGACCTGCAACGACACCGCCTCAAACTGCGGCGGGGCGCCCACCGGGGCGCGGTTGGCGTTCTCGAACACGCCGATCGCGAACTGCGGGGCCAGGCGCAGCGCGGCGGCCGGGTGGACCACCACCACGCCCTCAAACGGGCCTTTGTCGTGGACGAAGCCGGCGTTCACGCTGAACGCATCGGCGTCCCCGACGTGGGTCAGGGTATGGCCTTGGGCTTCGGCCAGAGCGTGCTGGCCAGCGGTTGGGGCGTGGCGGGAAATGACAGCGAAATTCATCAGGGTCTCCTTGGGTGTGCCAGGACAACCCCGGCGCATGAATGATGTCACCGGGCGCCCAGGGTCGAGGGTCTCGCAAGCTTGCGACGCTTCGCATCCGGGTGGCTCGGGGGACCGCCGCACGACGGGGGCGGCGGAGGTCCTGCTACCCCTCGCTAGGCGATCAAGCGTTCCTGGCGCTCTCGATGGCAATTTGCGCTTGCAGGTTCGCAAGGTTCATCTCCATCAGGGTGATGGTCATTTGGTGCGACACCGTTTGCCCGGACACGATCCCGCACTCATCGAGGAGCGACGCAGGAAACGCCATGCGCCCGCCGTCGGTGACGACGTATGGTTGCTCTCCGCAATCCATGCGCCGCTCCAGTGCGGCGAGCATCTTCATGTCTTCAGTTGTCAGTTGCATTTTTTTCCACCAAACCTGGATAGGTGTTGCGCTTTGTCAACAGCGTAAGCCCGTGTTCGTGTAACATTTTCTCTACAGCCTTTAAGCTCTTTTTGCCAAAATACGGCAGCTTGAGCAAATCCACTGGCGATCGTTCGGCGAGTTCGGCAAGCGTGCTAATTCCATTTTTCATTAGCACACTTCGCGTTATCGCTGGCAATTCATCCCATGTCATCGGCGCGCGTCGTGCCCCCGATTTATCCAGCGCGAGGGTCTGCGCGATCGCGGCGAGTTGCCCGTCGATGCGCTCCAGCCGGGGCGTGATCTCCGCCAGGTCCGCGCGGATGGCGCGCAGTTGATCGAGGACGAGGGTTAAAAATTCTTCTGTCAAAGTCGTTCCATCCCAGCAAATGCCTCGTCAACTTTCGCGCGCCACTGCTCGCGAGGAAACGCGCGCGCATACAGGAACGCGATCAATTCTGCGGTCGAGAACCCGCCGCGGCAGTCTCCGGTAATCATGGCTTCCTGCGGGCCGTAGAGGGCGCAGTAGACCTCATAGGCGGCCAGCGTGACCGCTGTTGGAGCGCGCGCCCTCTCCCCGCGACGGCCAGGAGTCTGCACTGGATGGGTGTCGGTCATTCCGGCACGACCCGCGCCTGAGTATAGTCGCGCCGCGGAAACACCCGCTTGGCACGGGCCAAGGCGCAGATCGCGGCATGTTCCGTGGGGTAGCGCTTGGCATTGTCGCGCACACAGGTCCGGCCGGGGTCGCCTTGCCAGGGCGCGAGCCACTGGTTGCCGTCGTAGAGTTCAACGATCCACATCGGTGTTCTCCGGGTGTTTTTCTTCAGGACGAGGCGCCCGCTTTGGCCCTGTTCGCTAGGCGCAGTCACGGTAACGCGTGAGCGCATCGCGGGCATGATCGATCAGCCATCCAGGCAACAGCGCGGCGATGTCACGCCCGCCTGGCAGCGGCCACCGAAGCAGGCCAGCCAGCGCCCATGCAAGTTCATCCTCTGCGCTCATGCCGGCTGGCTTATCGATGCTCTGTGTGATTTCTTCTCGATTCATCTGTTTTCGTCTCCGTCCGGATTCCCACGCAAGCGGCTGGCGCGTTCTTGTCCGCGAGCGATTGCCGATAATGCGCCTTATGTCAGTTCGCAACTTTCTGCGGCGCCCCCACTCCGGCGCAGCGTCGCGCCAGTTCAACCAGCCAGCGGGCGAACGCGGGTGGCGTCGCCTCAAACTCGCGCTTGCCGATCGATGGACGGCACCGCGTTTTGTCACGTCCGCTCCAGAGCCCGACGGTGTGGGTTGGTTCACCGATGCGTAACGGCATCGCTGGTACCGCGTGCGGGGCGCATCCGCAAATGTAGAGGCGCGTGCGCTTTCGTGCGCGGTGGCCGAACCAATGCTGATCAACGGTCAACGTCCATCCGCCCCACGCGTCGGCCTTGATCCCGGTCGGTAAATCATGCTCTGGCCAGAGCCTGGACTTGTGCGGGTGCTCCAGCACCCCACCGAACTCACGCACGCGGCCCACGGCCCACGGGGCGTACTCGCGTTCTCCGGGCCGCGGGCGCGCGTGAAAGCGCAGGCTGGCCCAGGCTCGGCACGGGGGATGCGCGACCACTGGCGTCCCACCAGGCCAGGTCAAAGCGTCGCGCTCAGCGTCCCAAACGTCAACGCCTGGAAGCGTCTTATAAACACTGTCTGCGCTGGCAAAAAGAACACTCACCATTGGATTAAGAGCGCGGCACGCCTCACGGTCGCTGGTCATCACAGCGACGCCCCCGTGTCACGTGACAACTTCTCAGCAATCGCATCCATGATCCATTGATGCTGCGACCGGCGCACCGGCAGCGCCAGCGCGGCGTCCCTGATCTGTCTGACCGTGAGGCCAGGCAGGCGCAGGATCACGCGCAGTTCTCGGGTCGCGTCCGGCTGCTGCGGCGCACCGCTCAGCGGGTCGGAGTCTGGGCTCTTCGTAATATCCATTGGATACTCCTTTCAACGGCCATGATTCACGGATCGCGGTGTGGCGGTTGCGTGTTCACCGCGCTCAGCACTCAACGCTCAGCGTCGCCGGCACCACGCGCAGCCCGACCCGGTGGCTCTCCGGAAGCGCGCGCACGTCCGTCTCAGCATCGTCCGCCAGCAGCAGCGACGGCACGAAGGCATGGACGAACGGCATCCACCCATCGGCGCCCTCGGCGCGGACTTCGCTGATCACGGCGAAACCTTGTTGGGTCCACATCACTCAAGCCCCGCGCTCACCGCCAGCCCGTGCGTCGGGGGTGTTGGCATCGGCATCCAGTGGGTGGGGTCGCGCAGCCGCTCAACGCCGTCTGACCAGTAGCCGCGCTCGATCCAGTACGCACTTGACGCCCAGGCCATTCCGCCGCCGTTCTTCTCGGCGACGATGATTGCCGTTGGCTGGTCTTTCGGTGCCGTCGCGATGGGTTGCCATTTGCTCATCAGCAGCGCCTCGGCAAACGCATAGACGTAGGGATTGAGGTCCTGCGTCCCATCCGGCTGAGTGCGCAGCGTGAACCCGTGGGCCAGCGCGATGGCTTTGATTTCATCTTTCGTCATGGTTTTAGCGCCCGCTCGATTGCTGAATAGACCCGCTCGCGCTCCGCCGTGGCGCTGATCCGGCGTGCCTCAGTTATCAGCCGGGTCAGGTCATTGAAAAACCTCACATCCAACAGCGGGACCTCAACGGTCACGTCGCCCTCGCTGAAGATCGCCACGCCCGAGCGGTCGGTGGTGTTGCCGGTCCACTGTTGGCCGCTCATAGCAACGCCGCAATATCTTCGTCACTGAGTCCCGCCGCTTTTGCTTTATCCAAAGCCGCGCGTTTGGCGTCAATCATTTTCTGCACGGCGCGGTCTTCCTTGGTTGGACTGATGACCCGGTAGCACGCCTCTGGGGCGTACCACTCAGCACCGATTCTACGCAACACTGCGGGTCGCACCGGGCCGTCTGAGCCTTGAATGTACCGCTTGTGAGCCAGCCGTTTCGCGGTCTCCTCCAACTCACATACGGCAACTGGGATATCGCTCCCGCGGCCCTCTGTGCAGTCTGTATTGGAGTAGGCGACGTAAACTGTTTTTTCATCGACAATACTGTTCATTGCGCGACTCCGCGCTCTGCCTGTTTCGCCCGCGCCCGCTCCAGCACCTCATCAACGGTAGCCCCCAGCCCGTCGCGACAGGCGCGCACCAGGCGCATCCGGGCCGACAGGCGCGCGTCTTTTCGCGTCATCTCCGGCAGCCCGACGCTCATCCCCGTCGTCATGTCCGACACCTGCCAAGCCCCATCGACGTTGATCGACGGGTGCAGGGCCAGCCCGTGGCCGATCGGGTCGGCTTCAACGGGCGTGGTGTTGCGTGGGTGGTCGTCCTCACCGCGCGGGGTGAGGCGCAGGTTGATCAGGGTTTTCATCTTGTCCTCGTGGTCACTTCACGCGCCCGCACCATGGCGATGCGGGTTTCATCATCCAGTGCGGCGACTTCCTCAACAGAAAGCAGGCGCAGTTGCATGTCCGGCAAGAATGTCAGGAAACTGCCGCAATAGAAGCAGACCGAATAATCACCGGCGCTCGGCATCGCGTCGCCGCCATCACTGCGGGTGGCGGCGTCGAGGACCTCATTGCAGGTTGGGCACCGGGATTTTGACACGCGATTGGCGTTTGCTGTCATCATTTTTCCTATAGAAATACGGCGTTTAGTCGGTATGGCGACACACATGGACCGTGATCGCATTACTGGCGATTGGCCTGACCTGGATCGCCTCGGAATAGAGCTCGCCGTCAACCTTGGTTCTTCCGGCGCCACGAACGTCGATTGATGTCCCGTCGCTGCCGATGGTGACCTCAAACATGCAGCGCCCATCTTCCGTAACGAACCTGACGAGATTGCCGCCAATTTGCGCGACATCGCCTTGCGTTGGATGTCCTGATTCGATATGCAGAGTCATAATCTTTTCCTATGAAAACCCGGCGCTTAGGCCGGGATGCTGAGGCTAATTCTTCGTTGCCGTCTGCTCATAGAGCCGGTCAAGCTCCGCCACGATCGCCGGCAGTTTGGCCGGGTCGCGGTGCGCGTCGGCGCTGCCGTGGTGATCGGTGAGGTACTCGCTGAGCGTCGCGGAATCCCAGCCCAGGGCGTCGCGTAGGTCGATCAGGCGCGAGGTTTCCGCGTCAAACCCTTCTGTTTGTTGGGGCTGCTGCTCGTGGTCAGGCTCCGGGGTCGGCTCCGTGGTCGCGGGCGGCGATTCCAGGGCCGCCTTACGCTTGGCATACGCGGCCCGCGCTTTGGCCTTGTCGTCGGGCGCGAGTGCCGCCGCCTGCGATGCCGCTGCCGTCAGTGCATCGAGCGTCGTCGCGCCCGCAATCAACGTCAGCACGGAGCCCAGCGAGACCGTTTCCATCCGGCGCACCACGAACGGCTTGCGCTGACCCTTGGTCACGGTCAAGCTCAGGGTCCGGTCGGCCTCCATGTGCGAGGCGTGGCTGATGCGGATGCCGCCGACTTCGACCCCGCCCCATTTCACTTTCGGGTCGCAGTAGAGGGTCAATTGCCGCCCGGTGTAGACGTTGGCGTCCGGACCCCAGAGGGCGACCATCACGCGACATTGCGACTTGCAGGGTTTCCACGGGCGGTCGTTGTCGCCTTGGTAATGCACCGACACGGGCTGTTCAGTGCCGGGGCGGATATCGACGCCGGTAATCGTGATCGTTCGCGGTCCTGACAACAGATCATCACTATTGGTCTGGTCTGAGCGCGGCACGATGACTGATGACATATCATTCATTTTAATACATCTCTTGTTCAATTCGTCGTTCTGTCGGCACCAGGCGCGCGTCGGATGATTCCAGCAGCGCCCGATACTCGCTCAATTTTTCGCTTAGCCGCTGCTCAAAGGCTCCAGCCGCCGCAGCAATCGCGGCCTGCAACACGGGGTCCGGATAGACCCGTACCGTCAGCATCGGCATCCCCCCGCAGTACGAGACGAAATCGCACCATTCCCGCTCGGACACCATCAGCCCCGCCTGGACCTGAACCATGTGCTCGTCTGGGCATTCGTTCGCCAGGATGGTCTTGATCTGAAGCTTCTGGCACTTCGACTTGCACTCGATCAGCCCATCATCCCCGACCAGCCCATCGGGTGAGTACCCGAGCGTGAAGCCCCAGCGGTCATTGGTGATGAATCCCACGTCACGATCGACCGCGCCGTAATGCTGCGCGTAGATCGATGCGGATTCCATCTCGTCCTCGTGGCCCCGCATCATCGCGTAGCCGTAGTAGGTCGGCTCGACGTAGCGGGTGATGCGCTGGGCCAGCAGTTCGTACAGGTGCGTGCGCTCGCGGTCGTTGGCTGCCGGCTTCATGGTCGGCGTGACGATCAGGTGCATCTCGCTGGCCGTCAGCAGCCCGCACCGAGCGGCGTGCCACTCGTCGGAACCCTGAAGCAGATCGCGGTGGATGGTGATTCCCATGTCAGTATCCAATCGTCACGGCCGGGAGCGCACCGGACGCGAGGGCTTTGACGATATCCTTGGCCTGCGCCTCGCTCAGCCCGATCTCCAGGCCCAGCAGCGCCTGCACGATGGCCCGATGCTTCTGCGCCCGGTTCTCGCGATCCTGTGCCCGCGCGGCGTCGTCTGCGGCCTGGGCGCGGGCTTCGTCCGCCACCCGCTGGCGTTCGGCGGCGATGGCTTCCTGCTGGCGCTTGGCGGCTTCTTCGCGTTCGCGGATGGCCTGGGCCTGGGCTTCGCGCGCCCGCTGCTCGGCCGCTTCATGGTCGCGCTCGACCTGTGCTCGCACCACGGAGCGAGCGAATTGCTCCATCTGGTTAAGACTGCCAGGGGCGAACGGTTCATCCGGGTTGGCGTCGGGGATAGGGGTCAGGTCGTTCATGCAAGGGGCTCCAGTGACTCGGGGTCGCACGCCTGGCTAGTGGTGCCGTCCCACCCGAAGCGCTGCACTTGGGCGTCGAACCGCACGAAAATGACGTGGTTGTTTGCGCTCGACACGGCGCCCGCTTCGCAATCGGGATGCTTGCGCTTTCCCCCAGCATGATGCGGGATATAGAGCACGCGCTGTCCTGGAGTCACGTCGGTGATGTTCATCAGACTTCTCCGTGGTTCGCCTTGCGGATAAACCGCAGCAGGGCGTCAAGCGTCTCGGGCTCCAGATAGATGGCGTTGTTGGGTCCGGTGACATCATCGTTAACGGTGACTTCGTTGTCGGTAGTCAAGACAAGCGTCTTGCCCTCGAACCGCGCCCGCACCGAGTCGCCCAGGTAAACGGGGGTCGGCTTGGCTGGCGGGATCGTCGCCTCGTCAATCAGGGCGGTGATGCATCCCTCACCGACGGCGACGAGGGATGCCGGAAAGTACATCGGGGTCGCGTCAAACACGTCCCGACGCTGGCTTCCTGCGTTGTTACACTCCTCCCAAGCCCCATCAGGCCAGACGAAAACGAGGCGCTGAAGGCTGGACAGTTTCTGGCGAAGTTTCTCGAAGTCCACGGTTCCGGCAAGGTAGGCGGTCGGTGCGGGCACCTGGTTCGCCGGGTTGGCCACAGGGGTAGGGAGCGGGTCATTCATATTGGTTTACTCAGTCGCAAAGCAGGGTTTCTTTCCAGATTTCTTATGAAAGCGTCGCGATGGTGAAATCGACATGCGATCCGGCCGGGCGCACCACTCGGCGGTTTCCCGTAATGACCTTCAGGCGCACTAACTCGTCGTACAGACCATCAACATTGGCGACCGCGATCTCGTTGTACGCGATCTCCTCTCCGACGAGATTGGTCGTCGCCTTGACCACCGGCTCGCCCGTCTCAGCGTTGTAAAACACGATGGCGATGCGCCCGTTGCTATAGTTTGATGTCTGCATCGTGACCGCGAAGGTCTTGCCGTACAGTTTGATTCTCATCAGCCCCATCCCACATTTTTGCTTGCGTCCGTCCAGGCGGCTGGCCCGACTTCGGCCTGGCGCTGTTTCATTGTTGCGCTGTAGTGTTCTGCGACGGCGCCGACGAACCAAGGGCTTCCGGTTGGCTCGAACCGCCAGCGCGACAGCAGCGCTTCGAGGTCGGCGTGGTCGATCCAGGCAATCATTTCGGCTTCTGTCATTGGGACGTCCTCGCAGTCAGGGACCTTGTAAACTTTCATAAACTTGCGCTGCACGACGCTCACCAGGTGGATGTCGTCAGCGATCGTCAGGGTCTGCATGTCGGGGGCTCCGGTTAGCGCAGTGACGGGCGCGGGTGTTCATCCAGGTTGGCAAGCTGCCACAGCAAGCCGGGCTTGTGGTCCATGACGTAGGGCACCCAGCGGGCAACGGCCGCCCACTCCCCGAGGACCTTGATTTTTCCGGGCGCGCCCATGGCCAGGGTTACGCCCTCTGCGCGGGCGGCTTGGATGATGGCGCGGGCGTCAAACATGGTGGGACTCAAGGGGCAGGTCGGCGGAGACGAAGACCCGCGCCACCACGCTGTTGATCAGCGCGAAATCGCGCGCCACCTGGGCGGCACGGACAGCGGGGGTGAGGGGAGCGACCGTGACCGGCGCCGCCGCGGCCAAGCGCTCAACGCGCGTACTGATCGCCTTGGCGGTGCGCATCACACCGACGCCGGCCAGGGCGTCAACCAGGTCTTTCCCAGATCGGCCCTGCGCTACCAGCGCCCGCAGGGCGGCGTCTTCGGCCTCGCTCCAAGGGCCGGGGCGCTCGGGGCGCTGCAGGCCCAGGCGGTGAAGGTGGTCGCTGAGTGCGTTGTCGCTACGCCCTTGAAAGCCTGCAGCGCGCAGGGCCTCGCGGGCGGCAATGCGCGTGATTGGCTGGGGCAACGCGCGCAGTAGGGCGTCCTCTTCGTTGGTCCATTTGGTCATCTCAGGCGGCCCGGCGATAGCACGCCTGGTCGGCCGCCCGATCGGCCTGCGCTTGGGCCTTGGCGCCCAGGGCGGCGCGGTGGGCCAGCCGTCCCATGCTGGTGCGGATCAGACCGTAGAAGTCGATCTGCTGGCTCCAGTCGAGCCCGTCAATCACCCTCAAAACAGCATCACGAAAGGGCTGATCGTCGAGTTCTGAGCGCAGTTCCTCGGCGGCAAAGTCCTCGGCGTCGTCGGCGTCGAGCACGAGGTTTGGGTGGTACATCATGCGGGTCTCCCGTGGGGCCGGCCGGGGCGGCTGGCCGATGGGAGAAAGAGTAGCAATTGCTACACCGTCATGTCAATAGCGTCTGCTACATTTTACGGGCACAAAAAAACCCGCGTCAGCGGGGCGGCGGGCACCAAGCGAGGACGCTAATCCCGGTCCAGGTCGCGCGCTTGCCTCGCTTTAAGGATGGCCTGCTCGGCGTCGTGGGCCGCCGCCGTCTCGCGCGCATACACCTCATCCCAACGCCGTCTGTGCGGCGGGCAGGAACTGGCCTTGCTGATGCTGGCGCCGGGGCGGCGGTGAGGGACGGCGGGCGAAAGATCGTTGAGCATCCGCGCGATTTTCTCTTTGCGGTCCTGATCGTCTGTTTTGATGTAGCGGGTGAGCAACAGCAGCAGGTCATCGCGGGCATCCGCGCTCACCGTGCCGGTGACCACCAACAGATCGTCAATGAGCGCCGCGGGCGAGAGGGGGTGGGACGGGGCGTCTGCCGCGGGGTCGTTGGCCGCGCTCGCCGGGGTGTCGTTGGCCTGATCCATCCAACCAGTGGGCAGCCGCAAGCATCTTTCGATATGCCGTGCGAACTTCTCGCCCATCTCGCGATGTCCGCTCAGGTATTGCCAGATGACTGGCGGGGTGCGGTGGACCATGCCGGCAAACGCGGCCTGGTTGCCCTCGGCGCGGGAGTCAATCAACTGTTGCAAGCGGTCTTTTCTTGTCATGCCGGCACCATAACAGCCGGCAGAGAAGCCTGGGCTATTGCAAAGATGTGTAGCTAAGGCTATATTTTGCTGCATGGATATTCGCACCTACTACGATGCCCTTCCGCATGGCGGCCGTCTCGCGCTGGCGCGGGCCTTAAGTATTTCTAAACACTATTTGTATCAAATGGTCACGAACAGGCGCGCGTTTTCGCCAACGCGCTGCCTGGCGATCCAGGCGGCGACCAACGGGGCGGTCTCCGTGCATGAACTGCGCCCGGATATTTTTGGAAACGCACCCGACGATCCACCCGCGGAGCGCCACCGTGAAGCGCACCGCACCACGCCGGCCCCCGTCTGCGGGTGCGCCGCCTCATGAACGCCCATGCGCAGACCGGCGCCGCGGTCGATCCCGACGCCGTGCTGGCGCTGATCGAGCGCCACTTTATCTACCAGCGCGTGAGTTGCGATATGGGCGTGCCACCGCCTGTCGCCGATCATGCGTTTATTCTTGCGGTCCTTGCCTTGTCGTTGCCGCGTGCGCCCGCTCCCCAGCGGCTGCGCTTTTTCCGTTTCTGTTAAGAAAGCGCAATCATGCGACTGCGCCAATTGAATCGCGATCGCAACCGTTGGTTGATCGCACCGATGAAGCGCGTGATTGCTGGATCGACTGTGTGGTTTCCCTGTCATGACACGAAGCTTATTTATTTCCAAGGGGAAAAGCAAGACCGTCATGACACAAAAACCGCTCAGAACCGCAAAACTCGACATCCGCATTACGCCAGAACTCAAACTGGAACTCCTGTTGGCCGCGCAAATCGCGCAAGTCACGGTGACCGAATGGGTCGAGCGGGCGGTGGTTTGCGCAATGCGTCGCAAACCGCCACCGGGCGCATAACCAAGCGTCACGCTGCGCCATTTGGACAGGGGGGCGCATGTCCATAACCACGCGCGCCTGGGACCGTTTCAAGGTCGGCGAGACGGTCGCCAACGTGGTGATCCTCGCCGTCGTCGCGGCCGAGCGGCGCCAATGCGACACAATTTACGAAGTCAAAACGCGCTGCTGCGGGCTGGTCAAGCAGATCACGCACGACGTCCTTGCGAATCTGCAAGCGAGCCAGCGGCGGCGACCGCCCGTTGCTGCGCCATCGTGCGCGGCGTGTCGCTGGGAGCGTCGATGATCCTGCCAGCCAACATTGCTCGGTGCTTGGGCATGACATGCAAAGAGCGTACCGGCTGTCTGCGCTTCTCGGATCGCGACATCAATCCCAAAAAAACCCCGTGGGCCAGCACTCTCCGCCCGGCCTCCCTGCCGGCCGCCGAGCCCTGCCCGAAGCGGATCACCGCGGCGCAGTTGGCCGCCAACGACAAGGAGCGCGCCGCATGAATGCCCCACCCGGCGCGCTGCTGTTCGCCCCCAGGACAAGCCTGCCAGTCGGCGCGCTGCGGTGCCTGGGCCAGACCTGCGGGGCGGAGCGCAGTGGATGCGCACGCTTCCAAGATGGCGAGGACGACCCGCTGCACGCCCGGTGGGCCGGCTCGTTGCGTCGCGCCAATTTGCCGGCGTCTGAGCCCTGCCCCGAGCGGATTACCGCGGCGTCGCTTGCCGCCCCAAGCAAGGAGGTGGCCGCATGACCAACCCCGTGGCCGAGTGGCACCGAGTAGAGACTGGCGACTTGCCACCGTCGGGCGTGCCGGTCCTGGGCTTCTTCGATGATGACCTTCCCGCAATCCCGGACATGATGGTGTGCTGCTACTGGCGTGACGGCACGTGGACTGACGCCACCGAAGAGGAGCTAGAACGCCCCCCCGTGCAGTGGACGCTACTTCCGCGCTACCCAGCCAGGGAGACGGCCGCATGAGCCCACGCGACCGCACCAACCCCTTCAGCATCGCCGTCAGGCTACGCATTCACGCCGACAGCCTGTCCTCTGTGGCCGAAGACATGGCGCGGATCACCGCCGATCCCTGGCCCCAGCACGCGGCCGAACTACATGGCGCGGTGGCCCTGTTGCGCGAATGGGCCGATGCGCTCACCACGGAGCCCCCTGCTTGAGCCTGCTCGACTTCTTCTTGCTTCCTAACCGCCTGCTCGAAAGCCTCACGGCGATTGATCAGGTCCTTTCATCCATCAACCAGAGACTGACCCAAATGTCCGACCAATTGACCGCCCTCACCGAACAAGTCGAAGCCAACGCCACCGTGACCGGCTCTGCGATCACGCTGCTGCAGGGCCTGAAGCAACAGCTTGACGACGCCATCGCAAGCTCCGACCCCGATGCCCTCGCCGACCTCTCCGAGCGCCTTGGATCACAGACCCAGGCGCTGGCTGACGCTGTTTCAGCCAATACGCCAGCGGCGTAGTTGAGTCGTCGCCTTGATGCCGCTCCCCCGTCGTCGTGACGGGGAAGCGGGATCATGAGATTCAACCAGCCCGCCCTTCGGGGCAGTCGATACCGACGAATAGATAGGCACCATGAAATGCTTCTCCAGTTTCATGCGCTGCGGGTAGACGTTAAACAGCACGGGCGCGACCTACGGCAGTGCGTTTACTGAAAACCGTCGGATATCTGGGCGAGGAGACCGTTACGCCTTCGGGCGTGGTGTAAACCAACAAGAGCAACCGATGAATACAGTGTTTGTCCTCAGTTCCACCAAGAAACCGCTGATGCCGTGCCGGCCCGCCCGCGCTCGGCGTTTGCTGCAAGCCGGGCGGGCGGCGGTCTACCGCACGCAACCGTTCACGATCATCTTGCTTGACCGCGACGACGGCGACGTGCAGCCAGTCGCATTCAACGTCGATCCGGGCAGCAAGACGACCGGCCTGGCCTTGGTCGGGGAGTTCCCGCAGCAGGGCCGCGTGGCGCTGTGGGCGGCCAACTTGGAGCATCGCGGCGAGGCCGTGCGCCAGCGCCTCACCGACCGGCGAGTGATTCGCTGCGGGCGGCGCGGGCGCAAGACCCGCTATCGGGCACCGCGCTTTGACAACCGCACCCGTCCCGCGGGTTGGTTGCCGCCGTCCTTGCGCTCGCGCGTCGATAACGTGCGCACCTGGTACGACCGCCTGCTGTCGCGCGCCCCCATCACGTCGGCGGCGGTCGAGTTGGTGCGCTTCGACATGCAACTCATGCAGGACCCCAGCATCGAAGGCGTCGGCTACCAACAGGGTACGCTGGCCGGGGTCGAGGTCCGGCAGTACGTGCTGACCCGCGACGGCCACCAGTGCGCCTACTGCGCTGCCAAGGGGGTGCCGCTGGAGATCGAGCACGTCGTTCCGCGCGCCCGCGGCGGATCGAATCGCCCGAGCAACCTGGTCGCGGCTTGCGTGCCGTGCAACCAGCGCAAGGGCGCGCAGTCGGTTGAGGTGTTCCTGGCTGACCGGCCCGCGGTGCTGGCGAAGGTCAAGGCGCGGCTCAAGGCCCCGCTCAAGGATGCCGCGGCGGTCAACGCGACCCGCTACGCCATTGGCGACGCCTTGAAGGAGGTCGGTCTCCCGGTGTCGTTCTGGTCGGGCGGGCGCACCAAGTTCAACCGTACCAACCAGGACTATCCGAAAGACCATTGGATCGACGCCGCCTGCGTCGGTGAAGACGGCGCACACGTTAATCTCGATCCGCAGGCCAGCGCGTTGACCATCACGGCGACCGGGCGCGGGCAGCGCCAAGTGGTCACGTCCGACCGCTTCGGCTTTCCCCGCGGCGGGGCTGGCCGGGTCAAGCGCGTCCAGGGTTTCCAAACCGGCGACCTGGTGACGCTCGACCAGCCGCGCGGCAAGTATGCAGGGGCGCATACCGGGCGCCTGACCGGTATTCGCGCGACCGGGAAACTCGACATCAAGACCAGGGAGGGGGCCAATATCTCGGCCCCGTGGAGTCGCTTCACGCTGGTTCAGCGAGGCGACGGCTATGCCTACGGACAGGCCGCTCGAATCTCAACGGCGACGACGAATTGAGATGGCCCCGCTGAGTTTTCGCCATCGTGCTCCGCAAGGCTACGCAACTGCGGGCTGGGATCGCCTGACATCCTTTCCTCTCGGTGGTATTCCCCGGCCGGGGGGAAACTCCCGCGCCGGGCGTTTTTCCAATTATGAGGGCAGGATGATGCCGATAAGCATTAGTCAGGATTCGATCAGCGCCATCGGTCACATTGCTGGAAAGCGGACCGACGAACCCGTGAAAAAGGCAGAAGATGGCCTTTGCCCTACCTGCGGAGAAAGATTAGAACCGGGATATGGATTTTGCCGGCATGGGTTCGGGACTTTCGATCAGTGCGAGCCGTGCGTTGCTGTTTTCAATTTCTTCGAGGATGGCGCCAATGGCTGACGCCAGCCCCCGCGCCGGCACCCATCGCGGCACGGGCGCGCACGGGGGCGCTGCCATGCCCCTAGCCGAGCCCGACCAGCGCCTGCGACTCGCTACTGGCTGCCGGGGCGCGCGGGCGGCGGGGGGCTCGTGGCTGGATCGCACCCTCACCCAAGTACGTCCGCAAGGCGGTGTCCACGAGGTTCGACAGCGTGCGGTTTTCGGTGTCGGCACGGGACATAAGGCGTTCTTTCAAGGTGGATTCCACACGGACGGTCAGGAGGATTTTAGCGGGCTTTGGCATGACTTCACCTTGTATTTGTATAACGCACAAAGTACACTAAATCATCCAGTCGCGCAAAGCAAGACCCAAAGAGGTACGCACCAAAACGGCGCAGACGGGAATCGCAGACATAAAAAAACCGGCCAGGTGTTGGAGCACCGGGCCGGGTATCACCAACCGATATTCAAGGTATCGATCAATGCTGACAGCAAGTTTACCGCATCTTTTCAGGTTTTGCACGGGGGCGCCGACATGAGCGCCTATTTAGTGATCGAGGTCGCAGTTCCTGGCGGGGCTCAATCATTTGTCGAACCGCTTGAAGCGTTGACGCAGTATCTGGCGAATCCGCAACAGTTTGAAGCGAGCCTGCTTGGTTTGTCTGAAGCAGACCACGCGGTTTATGTGGAGCAGGAGGGGCGCGTCAGGTGCGCGGAGTTGACGGCAAAAGGGCGTCGATGCAAGCGTTTATGCAATCCCCCAGACCAATCGGTTGGAACATGGAAGGAAAAATACGATAGCGGGATGTACTGCCATGTTCACGACGGTGGCAGAACATGAAAAAGACCCCTTACGTCAGGTTTTTCTGGTCCGACTGGATCGCTGACACGTCACATCTGGACCTGATGCAACTCGGTGCGTACATGCGGCTGCTGGAGTTCGTCTATCAGCACGGGCGGCCGTTGCCGGGGGACATGGAAAAGGTTTATCGAATCTGTCACGCGATGAGTGCGAGTGAGCAGGCGGCGATCAAGACCGTCCTGCACGAGTATTTCAAGCCGTTTGATGACCCTGAGCATGGCCTGCTGTTCAGGCACTTTCGCGCGGAACGCGAGATGGAATGGGCAGAGACGGCGCAAACCGCAAAGATCGACCGTGGCATCAAGGGCGCGGCCGGCAAGTGGGGCGGCGAAGCGCAGGAGAAAGACCTGCGCCCGACGCGCTCCCAGCGGTTGAGCGAGGCGCGCAAGAAGGGCACGCACACGGCGGTCGAGTGGGTGACGCTGGTCGATATCTGCGGGGCGCGCTGCGTGATGTGCGGAACGCCGGGCGTTGAACGCCTGGGAGGCATTTTTCTGGTCAAAGATCACATATTACCCATATTCCTAGGTGGTAGTGATGGAATAGACAACATTCAGCCACTATGCAGTAAGTGTAATTCAAGTAAAGGTCCGAATACTAAAGACTTGCGCCCTGATGGCTGGAAAAAACGCCTGCTTGAACGCCTGCTTAACCAGGCGTCTGATGCCTGCTTGGATGCCTGCTTAACGCCTGCCATCCAGATCCACAGCCATGCAGAAGGGGGAGAACCCCCTAAGCCCCCCGTTGCGGACCCGCCTGCCGATGCGCGCCCACGTCGCGGGAAGCGACAGCAAGACCCCTTCGTGCTGCCCGCCGACGTGGACCCGGACGCCTGGAGCCTGTTCGACCGGCACCGCGGCAGCGTCAAGCCCAGGGATTGGACCCCTGACACGATGCGACTCAACGCCAAAGTCCTGTCAGGACAGCCGCCGCAGGATCAGGTCGCCATCGTTGAGAAGTCCGTCCGCTCGGGATGGGCTGGTCTGTTCCCACTCAATCAACCCGCCCCCGGAGGCAACGGCAATGGATCACATCACGAATCACGCGGCGACCGCACTGCACGGGTTGGGAGCAAGCTCTACGAGGAGTTCGAGCGAGCCTGTCGCAACGGTGCCGAGTAAGTGGGTCGCAGCGCTCTTGCTCAAGTTTCACGCGATCTGGGGGGCGAAGTGGGCCGAGTCGATTGACGGCATCCAGTACCGGGTACTGGCGGGCGAGTGGGCGGAGGGGATCGCGGGGCTGACCGGGGAGCAGATCAAGACCGGGATTGACCGCTGTCGCACGACGATGGCCTGGCCCCCGAGCATCGCCGAGTTCCGCTCAGCGTGCGAGGGCGGCAGCACCCCCGAGCAGCGCGCGTATGCCGAGCGGGCCGAGCGCGACAAGGCGGGGCTCCTGGAGCGCAGTACCTGGGGGGATCGCAAGGCGGTCGGTCTGCGTCACCTGGCCGCCCTGCACGACCAGTTGTCCGGCAAAGACCCAACCGCCGCGAGCGTGACCCGCTCCCCGCGCAATGTCAGCAACACCACCTGGACCCCCGCGATGGAGGCGCGCTTCGTGGCCTCCTGCCGTCACCTCGCCATTGAGGTGCCAGCGACCAACCCGACCCCGCAGGAGGCCGCCGCATGACCCCCACCCCCGAGCCGACCCCCGCGCCTTGCGACTGCCACAAATGCGCCAGCGCGCGCCAGGATGACGCCCTGGCGAAAGGCGATGTGCTGGCATGGGGTGAGGATTGCAGGATGCGCCTCTGTCCGATCTGCGGGAATAAGCGCTGCCCCAAGGCCAGCGATCATGATTTCGATTGCACCGGATCAAACGCACCAGGCCAGGCCGGTTCGATCTACGCGAGCCAGCAGGAAGTCCAGCCATGAGCGAGCCACGGAACTTTGAACGAAGCGGCCCACGGGAATGGACCCCGGCCACCATCCGCGCCTGGTGCGAGGCCAACGGAAAAAACCCGGCCCTGTTTCTGAACCCGGCGCCGCCGCCGAACCCGCAGCCGGGGGCGGTCGAGCGGATGATTGCAACCAACGAGAGGCGCAAAGCATGAGCATTGCTGAGGATGATTACTGGTCTCCCGAAGCGATCAGAGCGCGCGATCAGGAGTGCGCGATGAAAGGCAAGGTCGACGTGACGATGGAAGGGATCACCAGCGCAAGCAATCGGCCACCAGCAGCCCGCAAGCCCATTGCCATTGCGCCCGATGGCGACGGCACGACCGATACCAAAGTCCTGTGCGACGACGGCTCGCTGTGGATGTTGAGATGGGCTGTACGTGGGTGGCAGTGGGACCGGATTCCCGACGTGCCCCAGGACGAGGACGAGGGCGAGCAAGCTTGACCCGCCTCCCGCCAACCCCCGATTGGGCGCCCCTGAACTCGCGCGATGTCGCGGCCATGCTGCGCGCCATCCGCTGCCGCGCGCTGCGCGCCCCTGGCAGCCCCGTAGACGCCATTGCGTGCCCAACCCCTGAGCGAGACACCCCGCCGCGCGCCACGGCTCCAGGTGGCCTCCTACAGCGTCCTGTGCCGCCCCCCGATCCAGCCGAACTGTCGGCCGACCTGGATGCCGAGGGGGCGCCGTGAGCGACCCGCAGCAGCGCCTCACTGACGTGCTGCGGCGGCTGTATCGCCGCGGGCAGCGCGTCGTCTCTGCGGGCACGGTGGCCGAGGAGATGTGGCCAGACAGTCGGCGCAGTAATACCCAGGGGCAGACGATGCACGTCGGCTCGGGCGTCGCCGGGCGCATGTTACGTCGCTGCCGCGGGGTCACAGAGGTTGCTCCGCGACGTTGGGAGATTTGGGGGGTCGCGGCAGAGGACCCGGCGCCATGAAGCGCCTACCCCCCTGGAAGCGGCGCCCGAAGATCCAGCCTGCACCCGACCCGCGGGCACTGGAAGCCAGCAGGCGCTTCCAGGCTCCCGGTGCGGACCCCAAGGCAAGTCCCAAGACTCCAAGGCCCCCACGTCGCGCCGATGAGGGCACGCCATGAGGCGCCGACCCGCCGTGATAGTCCCTGGCGTTCGTCGTAGCCGCGCTGAGAGGGCGGTATGGCGGGTAGCCTACCAACCTGGCGCGTGGTAGCCTGAAAAGGCACATGCAAAAGCTCACAGAGGCGCATCATGACCGAACCGTGGGGCTGCCCAGCCTGCAAAGAGAAATTTACGGCGCTGTCCGGGTTCGACGCGCACCGCGTTGGGTCGCACACCGCGGCGCATCCGCACTACGGCCGCTCCTGCCTGACGCCGGAGCAGTTGCGTGCCAAGGGGTACGTGCTTGGGGCGCGGGGCTGGGGCATCCCGCTGACGCAAGAGCAACTCGACGCCCTGCGCGAGCGGTTCGCACCATGAGCCACACAATGAGCCACACAATGAAATTTTTGTCTTTAGGCGGCGGGGTCCAGTCGAGCGTCATGCTCCTGCTGGCGATCCACGACGAGTTGGAGCGCCCGGACCATGTGCTGTTTGCCGATACCGGATGGGACGGCGAGCGCACGATGAATCATGTCGCGTGGTGCGAGCGCAAGTGCGAGAAAGCCGGCATCCCGTTTCACCGGGTCACCGCCGGCAACATCCGCGAGGACATGATGATTGCCCGCACGGCCGACTCCGGCGAGAACGTCAAGGTCGCCGATTTGGTTGGGCGCACCGGGCGCTATGCCACGATGCCCCTGTTCGTTGACACGGGCGGACCGGTCGAGGGCCGCATTCGCCGGCAATGCACCGCCGAATACAAGCTCGCCCCGCTGCGCGCCAAGCAACGCGAACTGCTGGGCTATCAGTCGCGCCAGCGCATCCCCGAGGCATCCTGTGAAGTCTGGATCGGCATCAGTACCGACGAGGCGCGCCGGGCCGCCCCGAGCCGGGATCGGTGGGTCGATAACGTGTTCCCGCTCATCGCCCCACTGAAAATGTCACGGTCGGACTGTCAAGCCTGGTGGGAGCGGCACTATCCGCATCACGCGCTTGGCAAAAGCGCGTGTCTGGGGTGCCCCAATCGCTCGGATCGCGAATGGGGCGAGATGAAACGCAACCGCCCCGATGAGTGGACCCAGGTGGTCGAGTTCGACACCGCCATCCGGGCCACGACGGGGATGCGGGGGGCGGCCTATCTGCATCGCTCGTTGCGCCCGCTTGACGCCGTGCCGCTGGGCGAAGGGCAGGACACCCTGGACCTGGAGGATGCGGTCTACTGCGCTGGGGGGTGCGGACTGTGAGCCGCCAAGCGCCCGCCGCGCCGACAAGCCTCCCAGCGCCTCCTGAGAGCCGCGGCGGTTGTCACCCCGAGGCCCTGCGCTCCGGGATCGTGCGGCGGCGGATCGAAGATATCCGCGAGGCGTCCCGCTTGGAGCAGGAGTTCGCGGCCGACGAGCTTGCCGGCCTGGGCGCCAGACCTTGAGGGCTGGCGCGAACCTGCCGCCCTTCAACCGCAACAGATCAATATCCGAACCAACAAAGTCGGAGGTGTAAAATTAGCGGCGGATACTTCGATTACCACCAGCACAAGCTGGACGACATTGCAAACCAGATCGAAATGTTTCTTGTTGCTACCAACGACAGCGACGAACTAAATGAGCGGGGCGACCCTATCGGCCGCGGCTACTGCGCCGAAACCATCGCCAAGTTCAGAGAAACCGTCCATTGGCTCAAGCGCGGGTCCGAGATGGTCCAGCGCATCGACTGGCTGGTATCCGATGACGACAGCGAAGCGTCATTTCTCCGCCGTTGGGAGAGCGAGGTTCGGCCGGTTGAACACCAGGATTCGCTTGGTAAACAGTTCCACCACAACCGAGAGAGAGAGTGAAAGCATGACCGACCAAGACATCGAGAACGACATCCAGGCCGCGGGCGCTGACGTGGCGCCGCGGGTGACGCTGGCCGACATTGAGGCGGCGATCCAAGGTGAGTATTACTTCACCGCAGGACAGGGAATCACCGCAGAACACCGCGATCGCCAAGAGGATATTTTCGCATATGAGTCAAAACTGAATCGCGTGACGATTTGCACCATTGTCCTGCGCAACGGCATCGTGCTGGTCGGCGCCAACACCTCATTGGTGCATAAGGATAATCACAATGCCGAGCTTGGCCGTAAGATGGCCCGTCAGGATGCTATCGATCAAGCATGGCCCATGTTCGGGTTCCTGCTGGCTGAGCGGCTGTATCAGGCGCAGCAGCCGCCGCAGACTCCGCAATGAGCGACACCACGCCCCCGATCGGCCACCCCTTGCACCAATTGGGACTGCGCCTCGCGGTCCTGCTGGACGAGGTTGCGTTTGGAAACTGTAAAGTATTGATCGAAGAGGCATGGAAATTCGATCAGGTGCTTACCGCGATTGTGGCAGAGCGCGCGCACCAGGATGAAAAATGGGGGCCGCTCAGCACGAAACAGCAATCCATCGCCGGGTATCTGCTGGTGCTGGAGAAGGAACTTGATGAAGCGAAATCCGGATGGATCATGAACGCGGAAGGCCGCGATAGTGCGCTGGCCGAGGTTCTTCAAATAGCAGCCGTAGCCGTGGCGTGTCTACAGCAGCATGGCCTAAACGGCAATCCATTGTAGGCTCAACAATGCAAACCAGTAAAACGCCCGTGGCACCAATCGGTTTTGAATCGAAGGCTAGGCAATGGCACTGTGAATGGTGTGGAGCAGTCATGAGGCTGATTCAAGCGTCAGGGGCGACCGACAAGAGCAAGCCCCATCTCGTGCAAGCCGTGGGATGGTGTGATACGTGTCGCGCCAAGACCTGGAGCAAACCAGAAGCCGCCTAACAGCATTTAACCAGCAGGACTTTGACCAATGCCAAATACCACCGCCGCCACCGATTCCCGTAACGACTTCGGCTTCCCGCTCCCTGGTCAGGCCCCGGATCAGGAGGACGATGACTCATTGCTCGCCATCGTGCGGCGGCTCAGACGGATGCAAAACGCCTACCTGCCCCACGAGTGGCCGCCGGTGCAGATGGCGGAAATCGTCGTGCTGCTGGATGCGTTGGGGCTGGACGACGGGGAAGCAGGCAATGGCGGCTGATTGATGACTTACCAACGCCGACCAGCCGCGTTCCAGCGCAAGCCGGCCGCAGACCCCAAGGCGCTGGAAGCCAGCCGGCGCTTCCAGGCCCCCGGCGCGGACCCCAAGCCCAAGCCCACGGTCAAGGCCCCTCAGCCCAAGAGCCGCGCCGAGGAAACCCTCGCGCTGCATATCCGGGCAGAAGGGTTGCCGGTGCCGGTGCGTGAGTTCTGTTTCCACCCGGACAGGAAATTTCGTCTGGACTTCGCGTGGCCGCAGGTCCGTATTGGGGTCGAGGTCCAGGGGCTTGGGTTAGGGGGCCGGATGGGCGGACACCAAACCGCGGCCGGGATGCGTCGCGACTGTGAAAAGGCAAATTTGGCGACGGCCGTTGGCTGGCGGGTCCTGGTCTTCACGTCGGCACAGGTGCGCGATCTCAGCGCAATTAAGGTTCTTCAACAACTTCTCCAAGGGTAGGATCGCGATGGAGTTCTCACACTTCGCTTTGTTCCTGTTGGTCGGAAGCATGGTCGTGGTGGCCCTCGCGTGGCTGGTTGCCCGTCACACGGCGAAAAGTCGACACCGCAGACGGCTCGAATTGCTCGACGCGGCACGCTGGGGCAGTCGCGACGACGGGCGGCGGACGCGATGAAAGACACGGCCGCGCTGGTCAGTTTAATCGGCGACTGCTGGGGCGAGGGCGACCGGCCCGACCCCGAGGTCATCGGGCGCCTGGTCCGCGCGCTCATTTCCTCTGGATTGGTGCGGATGGACGAAGACGAGGTGGTGCAGGCGGCTCGCCAAGCAACGAAAGTGCTCACAAAAGAAAGAGACGCGGCCGACACCGCTCGCGATCTGCTGTCCGCGCAGTGCGATAAATTGACTCGGGAGCGCGACCACCTCAGCGGCGAAGTGGTCAGGTTGGAGCGACTTTTTTCTCTTGCGAAAGCTGAGCGCGATACCGCAAGGAAGGCCCGCTACGAGCCCAGCGCGCGGCTCGCCGAGGAGCGCGACGCGGCCAGGGCGGATTGCTCCCGCCTGGCGCGTGACCTGTGCCAGGCGCAGTTGCAGATCAGCGACCTGGAGGACCAGGTTGCGGTGCTGCGCAGCGCGGACTCCGAGACGCCAGACGAGGACGACGCCGACGAGGACGCGTATGGCTGGTCAGTGATAGAGACGGTGGTGATTGGAAGGATGATGCGAAAGAAACTGCAAGGGTTGCGGTAAGGCGCTCGTGGCGCAATACTAATCGCTCCACCACCACACATGAGATAGATGCAATGGACCATTACGCGCAATACGCTGTGCCAGGCGCAGCCGCCCCCCCTTACGACCAGATATTTGGCGAAGCCGACGACGAGGATGAAGCCGCTGTTCCCCCGACCACGAAAGCCCTGCTCATCGGCATCAAAGAGGCCGAAAACCGGGCGTCGAATCTTCGCGCGCAACTCGCTGAGGCGCAATCGCGCGACATGGCGCAGTTCGTTGCAGCGGTCCAGGAAGGGGCCGACGCCCGCGTTCTCCCGTTGCGCGAGGTCGTCACCGCGCTGGCTGGGCTGCTGCCAGCGGCGCAACCGCAGAGCGCGCCCAAGCGCGCCCGCAAGCCGCGCAAGGCCGCCGAGGGGGCAGCGGCAACGGGAGGCAAGCGGCGCGTGTGGCGCGATCCCGAAGGCCGTGGTGAATACCGTGGCGGCAAGCCGCCGACGTGGATGTCCGACGCGATGGCGGCAGCCGGGATCGAGCGCACGCGAGATTATTGCAAAGCGCACATGACGCTCGTTGGATAGGCGGCGCCTGTCATGGCATGTCCCCCACGGCCAGCGGGTCCAGTCTACGGCACATTTCCGACCACTCCTTGCGCTGATCCTCGGACCAGTCGCGCCACCACATCTCGTCTGTGAGCCTGATGTATTCGCGATCGGCTTCACGCAGCCGATCCTGGTCCCCGCTGTCGTATGCGGCGCGCAGTTGTTCGGCCGCGTCGGTCGCTGCCAAAAACATTTTGTCTGGGACGAGTTTCCATGTCATTTGTTCCACCGCGAGCGGGCCGCGGTAGAAGTTTTCGTAAAATGCGAGGTACGTCGGGCGACCCATGCTGTCGCGGCTGAACGGCTCGCCCAGCGCGAGCCAGTCACCCGAGCGGATCGGTGGCACCGTGTCGCGCACGTAGTCAAGGATCGCCCCGTCTACGCGGTCGCCGGGGACCAGGTAGGCCGATAGACAGAGGCGGGATTCAGTCCATCCGGAGAATGTTTTCATTGGCTTTCGCTCAAACGAGCCACAAACCGCTCATGTCCCCTATTAAAGCAGTCCGCCTTTTCCTGAGCCGGCTCCGGTGTCGGGTATCCGATCGGCAAATACTCTCCGGTTTCGGTGTCGTAAACATGCCATGGCCACTTATCGACCTGTGCGACTTTCCTAACTTCATATCGCTTAGTCATCGTTGCGATCTCCGGTGCGGGAAGTCCGGCGGCGAAGGTTTCCATTAGACGATCCTCACCACCGTATCCCCCGTACCAGACCCGTAGAGGTCATAGGCGTCGGGGACCAGGCGCGCCCGGCAGCGCGTCCCGTCAATGCGGCGAGCGGGAAAGCTTGCGTCGAAGTCGGCGAAATACCGCTGATCGGCGTCAACTTGATCGGGGATCAGGATGCGGCTACCAGATACCGTATGGGCTTCGGTGCGTGACTCGAAAGTGTATTTCATTTTCTATCTCACTTGGTGCGCAGATCGCGCAGTGTCGCGGTTAAGGTCTCGTGCTCATCCACGGTCGCGAAGTAATCGCGCCTGATACGCCCCAAGGCTTTCTGATTCTCCTTGAATTTGGCGAAACGCTTGGCCTGCGCGTTTGCACGCTCGGTTGCGGTAATGATCGCAGTGGCGCGCGTCCACTCATCGGGGGTGAGCGCGGCGCCTGAGTGATGGCGGGCGATGAGGTCGTCGTCCTCAGACATCATCGACCCCCGCCATGGGGTCTTGCGTCATCGCACGGAACCAGTCCCCCGCATCTGCGTATCCGGTCGCCTTGCAGTTCTCGTTCACCGCGCGGGCAGATTCCTCTGCCTCATCGATCGAATCGTACTCGCGCGAATTGATCCCCCCCATGTCAACCACGTAGCGGGTGATCGTCCGGGTCTTTTGCCCTTGCTTACGCAGCGGGTCGAACAGCCCGCGATAGACTTCTCGTGATATTTCTTTGGCTACGGCGTTCATGATGGTCTCCGGGTTGGGTGCTGCCCCCGCGGGAGGGGGCTGGATGGTCAGGCGCCCCGTCCGTGGGGTGTCTGAGTTCTAAACAGCGGTGACGAGTGTCCCAATGTCTGATGCGTAATGTGGTACGGGGCTATTCGAGAACTCGGGGTTGATGTTTCCGTAAGCGTCGCACTCCCAGCAGTCGCCGATATAGCATCCTTCGGCGCCTTCAACGGGCATCAGATACGCATACTGGCTGAAACCTTCCGAATCATCGTTTTTGTAGATGGCTTCGTTGACGTACTTCGGGAATTCGGTTCTTTTACTCATGGCTCTCTCCGGTTCGGCTTGGTCGTTGTGCTGCTGTTACCGTTAATCATAGCAGCGTTGCCGGAAACGTCAAGCCGCCAAGCATCGTTTGATCCGATCGAAATCCCAAAATTATCGACACCACCTATTGACATATCGAAAAACCTGATATAATCGCGTTTAACATCGGATTCTTGAGATGACGCGATGGCAGGTAAACCCGGACGGCCGAGCAAGAAGACTCCCGAAGTGTGCGCGGAGATTTGCGAGCGGCTGGCCGAAGGTCGCCCCAGCGGATTCTCAGAAATCTATGCGCTGAAGCATCCAGTTACCGGAGAAATCAGGTACGTCGGGAAGGCGAACAACGCAGAAAAACGCCTGGAGTCGCACGGTCGAGACTCAAGAACCCGCAAGTCACCGCTGTATGACTGGATGGGAAAGCTCGCGCTGGAAGGGTTAAAGCCGTGCGTTGAGGTGCTGTGCGTCTCATGGGACTGGAAGACCACGGAGCGTCAAGTTATCGCTCAGTACCGCGGAGAAGGGGCAAAGTTGCTGAACCTGGCGGACGGCGGCGATGAGCCTTTCTGTAGCGACGAAACAAGAAGAGAAAACGGTCGAGCGCTTTGTGAAAAGCTTAAAAGTAGCTCACTGCTTAGGAACACAAGAAGACTCAAGCAGATGATAGCCAGAGGGATCGTAGATGAAGAAACAAAGTGCAGATTAAGGTCTTTGGCGGTAGAGAAGCCTGAAATTTTTGGTTCTTTTGCTGGCATCTAACAAAGATGAGACCAAAGCCAACAGATGACGGAATAGTCGATCGGATATCCGACGGGCTTATCTCCGGGCTGTCCATCAGAAAGGTTTGCGCTCCGGATGACATGCCGTCAGTTAGCGTTGTGTACCTGGAGATGGCGAAGAATGAAGACTTCAGGAATGCTATCGCGCACGCGCGGGACTTGCAGCAGGATGCGATGGTCGATGAGACCGTTGATATGGCTGATGACGCAACAGTGGAAGACTGGCAGCTTGTGAAGATGCAAATCTGGGCCAGGCAATGGCGCGCGTCTAAGCTCGCCCCCAAGCGCTACGGGGACCGCCAAATCCTCTCCGGTGACGCTGACGCCCCGCTGCTTGGTGGCCTGGCTGAGTCGATCCTGGCGGCGCGTGCAAGAATAGGGAAGGATGGTGACTAATGGCCCGTCGCGCTCACGCCTTCGCCCGGTCAGATGTGAAAGCCGAGGCGATGCTGCGCGAGGACATCGCATCCTTTTATGATGATCCGCTGGGCTACGTGCTCTACGCCTTTCCATGGGGCGCGAAGGGCACGCGTCTGGAGCGCTTCCCGGACGGACCCGAGGACTGGCAGCGCGATGAACTGCGCGCCCTGGGCGCGTGGGTCAAGTCCGGGTGCGAGACCGCCTATCGGTCGGCGACGGCCTCCGGTCACGGGATCGGCAAAAGCGCACTCGTTGCGTGGATTATCCACTGGGCCATGTCTACCCGCCCGAACCTCGCAGGCGTGACCACGGCCAACACCGCGAGCCAGCTTTCAACGAAGACCTGGCGCGAGCTATCTATATGGAAGGCCCTCGCCATCAACGGCCACTGGTTCGACTGGACGGCGACCCGCTTTGCCTGTGTCGAGTCACCTGAAACATGGTCGGTCAACGCGACGCCATGGACCAAGGAGAACAGCGAGGCTTTCGCCGGGCTCCATGCCGACGACGTGCTGGTGATCTACGACGAGGCGTCCGCGGTCGCAGATGTGATCTGGGACGTTTCCGAAGGGGCGATGACGACGGCCGGGGCGATGTGGATTGTCTTCGGCAATCCGACACGCAACACCGGCAAGTTTCGCGAGTGCTTCGGCAAATTCCGCAACCGCTGGCAAACCCGCCAGGTCGATAGCCGCTCGTGCCGGATCACGAACAAAGCCGAGATAGAGCAGTGGATCAAGGACTACGGCGAGGACAGCGACTTTGTGCGCGTTCGCGTTCGTGGGGTCTTCCCGCGCGCTGGGTCGAATCAGTTCATTTCGTCGGAAGCCGTCGAGCTTGCCCAGGCCCGCACGATCGACCCCGACGTGCTCGCGCTGGCCCCCCTGGTGATGGGTGTCGACGTGGCCCGACACGGCGGTGACAAGTCCGTGATTCTGCTGCGTCGTGGGCGCGCGGTGGTTTCGATTACCCGCTTTAGCATCCCCGACACGATGCAATTCGCGGCCCATGTCGCGGCGTCCATCCAGGCCAATCACCCGGCCGCCGTTTTCGTGGATGCTACCGGCATGGGCTGGGGCGTGGTCGATCGGCTGCGGCAACTCAACCACCAGGTGGTCGCGGTCCAGGCCGGCGAGAAGGCCATCGCCGAGGACAAATACTACAACCGCCGCGCTGAGCTTTGGGGCTTGATGCGCGACTGGCTGATGGATGGTGCATCGCTCCCGGACGACCCGGAACTAAGAGACGACCTAATCGGCCCGGAGTATGGATTCGATGCTAAGATGCGGATTCAGCTTGAGAAAAAGGAAGACATGAAGAAGCGCGGGCTGGCCTCGCCGGACAGCGGAGACGCGCTTGCAGTAAGTTTTGATCAGATCGTCGGCACCCTCCCGACCTATACCGAACTCCCCGCATCGGACTGGCGCCTGTGACCGCGGCATGAACGACGACGCCCGCCTGGACCCGCTGGCCCTCACGACGGAGGAGATGAAGGACATCGCCGCCGAGATCGACCAGCAACCGGCTTGGCGCGCGACCGCCGATAAAGAAATGGCCTACGCGGACGGCAATCAACTTGACTCGAAGCTGATGCAGATGCAGAAAGACCTTGGCGTTCCTCCTGCGATCGATGACATGATCGGGCCGGCGCTTGAGGATCTTCAGGGCTACGAGGTTGCAACAAGAACTGACTGGCGGGTGACGGCGGATGGTCAGGTCGGCGGCCAGGACGTAGCGGACGCCTTGAATTACCGGCTTAACCAAGCCGAGCGCCACTCAGGCGCCGACCGCGCTTGCTCGGACGCCTTCCGCCCACAAATCGGCTGCGGTCTAGGCTGGGTCGAAGTGGCGCGTGAGAGCAATCCGTTCTGTTTCCCGTACCGTTGTAGCGCGGTCCATCGCAACGAAATCAGATTCGACATGCGCTGTCGGCGCGACGCGACGCTCAGCAATGCCCGCTGGCTCAAACGCGAGCTGTGGGTTCGCCCGGAGCGCTTGAAGCTGCAATTCCCCCAGCACGCGGAGCTTCTCGACACCCTTGGGCGCTATGGCCCCTCCTGGTGGAACGGATCATCAATGGTGTTCGATGGTGGCGCGAGTACCGGGCTGCAAAACGCCTGGGGCGTGGCGCGGTCATGGACGCAAGCTGAAGATCGGTGGTTCAACCCGACGACCAAGGAAACCTGCGTCGCTGAAATGTGGTATCGGCGCTGGGTCTCCATTCCGGTCCTCAAGCTCAAGGACGGACGCGCTATTGAGATGGACCAGCACAACGAGGTCCATGCGCTCGCGGTGCGAACCGGCAAGGCGAAGGTGGTGCAGGCCGTGGCCCCGCGCGTGCGTCGCGCCTTTTGGATTGGCCCCTATCGGCTGGACGATGGCCCGTCCCCCTATACCCATCAGTTTTTCCCCTACATCCCGTTCTGGGGCTTCATAGAGGACGATACCGGAATCCACTACGGCTACGTGCGGCGCATGATCTACCCGCAGGACTCGTTGAACAGCGGTACGTCGAAACTGCGCTGGGGCATGGCCGTGGTGCGGGTGGAGTTCACCAAGGGCGCGACGGACATGGCGACCCCCGACCTGCTGAAAATGGTGGCCCGGCGCGACTCGGCGGTCGAGTTGAACGCCGAGCACATGGCCAGACCAGGCGCGCGGTTTGAGGTCATGCGCGACTTCCAACTCACCGACCAGCAACACCAGATGCTCAGGGACAACCGCGAATCCATCGCCCGCGTGTCCCCGGCAACCTCTGCGCGATTGCGGGCGCAGTCTGGCGGGGCGAAGTCGGGGCTACAGGAGTCCATCCAGGTTGACCAGGACAACCAGTCCGTCGCCCGCATCATGGACAACCGCAACGCGGCCCGGTCGCAGATCGGTGAGTTGCTGTTGGCCATGATCGTGGAGGACATCGGCAATGCGGAAACCGAGATCATCGTTGAGGGCGACGCCATTACCGAGGACCGGACGATCACCCTCAACAAGCCGGAACTGGATGATGAAGGTTTCCCGATCCTGAGCAATGACCTACAGCGCGTGCGTCTCAAGGTCTCCCTGGAAGACGTGCCCAGCACCAACAGCTACCGGGCGCAGCAGTTGGGCGCGATGAGCGAGGCCATCAAGTCGCTGCCAAGCCAATACCAGGCCGCCGCCATGCCGTTCTTGGCGAGCCTAATGGATGTCCCCTTCAAGCGTGACCTGGTGGAAGCCCTACGTGCGGCCGGCGAAGCGGACGATCCGAAGGTGATCGAGAAGAAGGTGCGCGAGGAGGTTGCGAACGAACTCAAGGCGCGCGAACTGGAACTGAAAGCCGTCAAGAACGAAGCCGAGGTCAAGGAGATACTGGCCCGCGCCGTCCAGGTCGGGGTCCAGGCCGCCTACTCCGCGATGCAGGCCGGCGCGCAGATCGTTCAGATGCCGACCGTGGCCCCGATTGCCGATATCGTGATGCAGTCCGCGGGCTACCAAGAGCCGGACCCGGCCGGCGTCGATCCCAACTACCCGCAGCCGCAACAAGCCGTTACGCCTGCCGCGGTGGTTGCTGGGCAGCTTCCACAACTGCCACCGCCCCAAGTGCAGCAGAACACGAGCCCCGCGTTTCCCCCGATCCCGAGCGACGGAAACTCGCCGATGCGCGGGATCGAAACGCCTGAGACTTCCGATAACCTGGCCTGACAAGCGAGAAACCCATGGATACCGTCCCCCCCACCGATCCCTTGTCGCCGTCGCAACTGCTGTCGGCGGCCAGTGCCGGGCAATCTCCCGACGAGTACCGGGCGGCTCAAGCGGCCGATCCGAATGCGCCAGGCGATGACCAGCCGGTGACCGACCCGCCGCCTGAGCCAGCCCCCGAGCCCGAGCCGCAACCGACCCCGGAGCCTGAGCCCGCGCCCTACGTCCCGCCCCAGCCCGACGCCGCAACCGAACGGCTGGCAGCGATTGCGACCGAACGCGCGGCCCTGCTGGAGCGCATTGACGCGGGCGAGATGACCTTTGGCGAGTACGAGGAGGCGCGTGCCCCGCTGGATGCCGAGCAGCGCACCATCGAGATTTCCAAGGCCATCGCGGATCATGAGGCCAACGTCAGGCAGCAGCAGGCCGCGCAGTCGTGGTCAGCGGCCCAGCAACGCTTTTGGGCCGAGCCTGGAAACGACAAGCTCGGGTCATCGCCCGTCCTTTTCGCCGCGATGAACGCAGCCATTGGCGTGGTTGCCAACGAACCCGGCGCCGACCCTACCGACTTCAACGCCATGCTGGCAGCGGCGAAGGCGCGCGTGATGAGCGAGTTCGGCGCCCCTCCCGCCGCCGCATCCAAGCGCCCGACCGCATCGGCCGCCCCGCCTCCCCCAGTTTACAGCTTGACCGACATCCCCGGCGGTCAGGCCCCGGCAACCGATCCCTTCGCCGCGATCTCGGCGAAAACCGGCATGGACCAAATCAGGTCCCTCGATGCCCTAACCGATGACCAGCTTGACCGCTGGATGACCCGCAGACTTTAACAGGAGCAAAATCCAGTGACTACAAGCGTAGGCTATGGGGCCGATGCCAATCTGATCGAGCAGGCCGCGGGCCTGTTCATTCAGCACATGCGCCGCGATGGCAAAATGAGCAAACTGCGCGGCAAGATGCCGAAGGAGTCCGAAGCGGTCAGCGGCGAACGGATGCAGACCTCTGCCAGTATGCCCATCGTCCAGACCATCGACTTGGGCAAGGGCATCGGCGACGAGGTTGAGTTCAACTTCTTGCAGCCGATCGGCGCGTACCCGATCATGGGCAGCAACATCGCCCAGGGCCGCGGCAGTTCGCTGCACATCATCAAAGAGCGGATGCGCGTCAACCAGGCGCGGTTTCCGATTGATACCGGGGACGCCATGTCGCGCATCCGCTCCCCGGTCGATCTGGTGCGGTTCGCTCGCCCGGCCGCGCTGGAACTCATGAATCGCTACGTCGATGACTCGACGCTGGTCCACATGGCCGGCGCCCGCGGTTTTCATAATACGTTGGAGTGGGGCGTTCCGCTGGCTTCCCATCCAGATTTCGCGTCGATCATGGTCAACCCCGTCACGGCACCGACCAAGAATCGGCATTTCGTGGTGGACGGCGATGCGATCATTGGGGTGACCGCCAACGGCGGCGACTTGACGACCACGACCGGCTCCGTGATGGACATCGGCGTCATGGATGCGATCCGCAACGTCATGGACAACATGAGTTTGCCGCCGCCGCCCGTCGTCATTGAGGGCGACGTGGCCGCCAAGGATGAGCCGCTGCGCCTGATGCTCATGGGTCCGAGCGTCTACAACAAGTTCGCGGCCGACTCAGCCTACCGCAGCTATCAAGCCGCCGCCATGTCCCGCGCCAGGACGGCCAAGGAGCACCCGCTGTTCTTAGGAGAAGTGGCGCTCTGGAATGGTTTTTTGATAATGAAAACCCCCAAGGCGATCCGCTTCTATGCGGGGGATGAGATCAAGTATTGCGCCTCGCTGACCAGTGAAACCGAGTCGTCTGTGTTGGTCCCGGCTTCCTTCGGCACGACCTATGCCGTCGAGCGCAGTCTGATCCTTGGCGGCCAGGGCGTCGCCGAGGCCATGGCGCGGCACCCGGATTACAACGGCCCGATCTTCTGGGGAACCGAGGAATACGATTTTAAGGACAAAAAGGAGTTGATGATCGGCGCTGTTCGCGCGCTGCGGAAAGTCCGCTGGAAGATCAACACCGGGGCCGGTGAGCACTGGACCGACCACGGCATCATCGCGATCGATTCCGTCGTGCCGATCACTGGCGCCCGTAACTAAAGGAGCACGAAATGGCTGCTACCATTACCAAGAACCAATTTGGCACGCGCAAGTTCGGGGATACCATTCTCGGATTCGGGAACCTGTCCGCGTTCCATTACAAACTCACCACATTGAGCACGGGCGCCGTCGCTGAGTCCGATTCCACGGCCGTGGTCGCGGTCGGCGATACCGTGCGGATCGGGCTCATCCCCGGTGGGGTCACGCTGTTTGATCTGCTGGTCATCATCTCCGATGCCTGGACCGGGAGCGTGACCGGCAAGATCGGGTTTGCCTACGCGGACGGCGAGGATTCGACGGCCGTACCGCAGGACGATGACTATTTCGTCGCCGCGGGGCAGTCGCTGGCGTCCGTCGCCATCGTGCGCAAGACCGCAACGACCGCGCCGGTGAAGCTCCCGAAAGACGCCTGGCTGACCCTGACCACGGCCGGCGCGGCAACGAATGCCGCGTCGATCACGGACTTTGTGGTTTACGGCGAGCAGGGCGGGACAAACTAACGTGCGCCCCACTGAACCGAGCGTGCGCGTGCGCTACATCGGGCGCGCGCCTCACTGGAAAGATAAGTCCTCGCTGCATGGCAGCGGGATCGACTTTGAATCCGGTCAGGTGCGCGCGGTCCCTGAACGATTGGCGAAGTCGTTGCTGCGTCACGGCGACCTGTTCGAGCAGGCGCATGGGGTGTTCCCGGCCGCAACCGATGATACCGTCGATGTCTTGACAGCGGCCAAGGAGGCCCGCGACAAGCAGGCTAGGCTGACCCGAGAACGCCTTGACGTGCTGGCGCAGATCGAGCGGCTGGACAAGGCGGGACTCGTCAAGTACGCGGCCGATCGGTTCGGCGAAAAGCTCGCGATGACCGACTCGCGCGACACGTTGCGCGATCGGGTGCGCGATATGATTGATATGTTTGGAGGCATGTAATGATTGACCGCTCGCAGCACACCGGCACCCAGCCGTCTTCAACCATTTCCGACATCGCGGATTTTGCGCGCAAGGACGAGACCGCGATGGTCGTCTCGCTCGGGGCGGTCAGTACCAAGGCGGCAGACAACGGCGTCATTCGCTGGGTGTCTCCGGTGGCTGGTGCGATCGCGACCATCAATTCGGTGCTCAACGCGGCCCTGGCAACGGCTGATGCGACCATTACCGCGGCGATTGGGGCGACCCCGGTCACGGGTGGCGTACTGACCATCACCAATGCAAGCTCAGCGGCCGGCGACGTGGACAGTTGCACCCCGAGTGCAGCGAATGTCGTTGCGGTCAATGACGTGGTGACCCTCACGGTCGGTGGGGGATCGACCGGGACCGGGACGGCCAGCCTGACGATGCTGATCACCCCGAGTGCTTGATCGTGACCCTGGCCGATCTGGTCGCGGACTTCTGGGTGCTGGCGGATGACGTCAACTCGCAAGACCCGGTTGTTTCTCCAGACACCTTGGCGCGCTTCTTTGCTGAAGCAGAGGACGAGGCGGCAGTGCGGGCGCGGCTGATTCACGATCTTGGTTCTGTTGCGGTGACGGCCGGGACCGCGGTTTACCCCCTCGCGTTCTATGAGTTGACCCACCTTGCGTTCATGGTGGATGGGGCGAGCACGAGCACGCGCACGCCGCTCACGCTGGTCTCGGTCGAATATCTGGATGGTCCGTCGCGATTGCCCTGGCTGCCGCCCTGGCCGCCGTCCTGTTACACCCCAGCGCCTGAACAAGACTGGCGCGACGCGACCGGAACGCCGACGCTCGCCATCCAGACCGATACCGCGCTGCGCCTGGTCCCAACGCCAGACGCGGGCGGCACGCTGCACCTGGAGGGCTATCGGCTGCCGCTGGGGCCGGTTGGGCGCGACCCGGAGATCAACCCCATCCATCACCGGCACCTGATCCAGTGGGCGCTGTACCGGGTGTTTCAGATCCCTGGAATGGATGAGACCGACCCTACCCGTGCGGCGACGGCGCTCAAGGAGTTTGAGCGGTACTTTGGCCAACGGCCTGACGCGGACGTGCGCCGCAGCACGCGCTACGACCCGCCCAAGCACGTTCAGGCGTTCTATCCTTGATCCATAGGTGCCCCCATGACAGCGACCGTAACCCTCCTTCCCCATGCCGCCTATGTGCTGGTGGTCGCTGTTGCGAAGACCTCTTTCATCGTGTCGTCAACCGACCCGGATTCTGGCGAATCGCGTCCCCCGATACGCCTCGCTCGCACGGCGGACGATGCGACCGCGCCACCTGAAACGGAGCCAGGGCACATGCTTGAACTTGGCGCCGGGGCAACGCGGGCCTTGTTCCCGACCGGCGCGATCTGGGCTAAGGTCATTGGCGGGCGACCGGGGTATCTGGCCGTGGATCACGACTGATCATGCTGTCACCGAAGATCGTTTCGCCCGACGCCACGCTGCCCGCGGCCTGGCTTCCTCTCGCGCACCCGTCGAGGATCATCGTGCATTGGACGGCTGGCGGGTACGTGGCCACCGATGACGATTGCCAGCACTATCATTTTGTTGTGCAAGAGGATGGCTCGATCCGTCGCGGCGCGCACAGCATTGCAAGCAACGACAGCACGGGGGATGGGGTCTATGCCGCGCATACCCGCGGGCTCAACACCAAATCAATCGGGGTGGCGGTCGCGTGCATGAAAGGCGCGTGCGAGCGACCCTTTGATGCCGGCCAGGCGCCGTTGACGCTGCGCCAGTGGCAAGCGTGCGCGCGGCTGGTGGCCAAGCTGTCAGCTCACTACGGCATCAAGGTGACCGCGCACACGGTGCTCTCGCACGCGGAGGTACAAGATACGCTCCACGTCCAACAGCGTGGCAAATGGGATATCAACGTGCTGCCGTGGGCGCCGCTGATGGCCCCGCGTGAGGTGCATGAGCAATTCCGTGAGATGGTCCGCAATTCAGTTGATGCCAGCGTCACGGGGGCCGCCTGATGTTCGACCTCTTTCGCCCCTTCGCCCCCTTTGACATTTTCAGCGCCCCGCTGGAGATCACCGCTGGAACCGGGACCGGGCAGACGTATGACGGGGCGATCACCGATGATGTCGGTGAGTTCGTTTTAACTGATGACGCTGGCGACTTCTATCTGACACAGGACGCATAATATGGCGCTGGCACCAAAAGGGTTTGATGACTGGACAGCGGGTCTTGATGCTGCTGACTCAATTGCAACAACTGATCTGTTCCCGGTTGTCCAGGGTGGCGTCAGCAAAAAGGCGACGACGGGCGGCGGGATGGCGCTGCGCATCACTGGGTATGATATCAAGCAGCAGCAGTTGTCGATTGTCGCGGGTGTTGTCACGGTTCCGTTGGATGGCAAAGAGTATTGGGTAGATTGCACCGCAGCGGTTAGTCAGATTAGCTTTGTAGCGGCAGCGGCTGGTTACGTTGGTAGCGCGAAAGTCGCATTTCATTACAACGCAACCGCTGGCAGCGTGACGGTAACTACGCCTACTGCTGTGGCAACACCGAACGGAATCATCCAGAACTTCTCAACGGCACTCGGTGCGATTTATCTGCTTGAGGCATCAACGGTGCCAGGGCCATCTAGCCAGCTTTGGATATCAGCACTTCCGCTACTGGTGCCTGCATCGTGAGCCTGAGAACGCGAAACTGGCTGACGAAGCAAGAACTGCTTACGGCGGTACAGCAGCGTATCTTTGCGAGCACTGGCGGGGCTTGCTGGCTGGCTGATGCAGGAAAGTTGTTTCAGTTGTCTAACGGAACTACTGCGGCTGCGGTAAGTTCTCCAGTCGGATATGTGTCAGACCAGTCTGGGCGTGGCATTCATGCTGTTCAAGCGACTGCTGGAAGTAGACCAGTGCTTGCGCAGTTCGCAATGACCAAGCGGAACTATCTCAGTGTATCAACCACTATTGATCAGTCCCTCTCTGCCACCTTTGGCAATCTAGGCTCATCCTGCACGGTTTTCACCGCCACCCCAGGCGGAATCATCAAGCGCACTGGGGTGACAATTAACGGTGCGTACCGGCTGACTTACGCAGGCAATGCGTTCATCGGTGAGATCGTTGTTGCGCGCGCAACAACTCCTTATGAAGATGACATCATTCGGCGGCTGCTCGGGCATTACCTTCCGGTCCCGGCAGAGTTGCCAACTGACTATTGGCTGGTAGCGATGCGTGGAATCTACGCAGCCAATGGCGGAAATGCTGTTGGCGGGGCTTGGCTGCCTAAGCACGGCGGCATGTTCTCTAATTACGAAATGACGGCTAATGCGGTCGTCGGCGGAACTGTTGCAATACTACAGGATCTAAGTAAAGGGCTTGTGCTTGGGGCCAATCCTATTGCAGCAGATTTAGGCGCGTTCACCCTTGATGGGAACTGGACTCGATCTGGCGGTATTGTTTCTTGTGCTGGTGGTATAAGTTACATACATCATGGTTACAACCATACACCAGGGATGCTGTATGAGTTTAAGTTTACTATATCAAATTATGTATCTGGAAGTTGTGGTATTGTTGGTGCGTATTATGGGGTAAATCAACTTGTCAGTGGTGATGGAAACTATACGCTTTACATTATACCATCCGCAACACGCACGGCTTTATACTTTTACGGCAATGCATTTTTTGGCAGCGTAAGTAATATGTCAATGCGCGAAGTTACTGGGGCGCACGCTGTTCAGCTTACGGTAGCAAATCGACTAACCTATTTGCAAACACCCACAACAGGTATCCCGTGCCTCAATAGTCCAGCAGCAGCAAACGTGCTGCAAGCAACTCTTCCAGACCTTGGCTCTGCTTGCACCGTTGCGCGGATGCGTGCGGATGGGCTTGAGGTGTTGACTGGGCAGACTATCGGTGCTGGGGCTTACACAGTAAACCCACCACTCGAAGTCATGTTTGGCAAGATCGTTGTCAGTCGTGCGCTCACTGCGCTTGAATTGCATATAGTCGCTAAGCTACTGGCAACGTGTCAGCCAGCACTAGGGCCAGAGCTAATCGTTGCTGGTGGTTGGCAACCAGCGGCTAACTGGACAATCGTGGGTGACGTATTAACGCATACGCCTGGTTCCGCGACTATTATCTCCAGCACCATGACAACTGCGCCTGCCGTCAATAATATATATAATATAAAGTATACGATACAGGGATTAACCGCTGGGACGCTAATCGCGCGGTGCGGAGCTAGCTCATCTGCTGCTGTCGCAACAAATGGAGCCTACTCAAACACGCTGGTGCCAACAGCAACAACGTCAACCCGGATGGTCCCCTCGTCGCCGTTTGATGGGGTTGTCAGTGGTGTAAGCACGAAGAAGGTGCTCTAAGGTGCTTTAATGCTATACCTACACGAATCTACGAGGCTTCCGCCACCCCCATTCATACCCTACGCTGGCAACCACCAGGACACCGCCGCCCTAATTGCGCGTGCGACTGGCGGGGATGCGCTGGCTGTCGAGATACTTGCGAGTGCAGGCTATGTTGCGCATGTACCGACATCTGATCACTGCCTACTTGGTAGTGAATGGGTACTAGAGCAAGATGGTATCTGGTATCAAGTACCGAATGGTTCCGACGCTGAACGTGAAGCAGAAGCAGAGAGGCAAAATTTTGCGCATCTTGTGCAGCATATCTTTCCTGTTACTGCGCGGCAACGTGAAATGCGTGAAGCGCAGGCAACCTTAGATGCTGCCAAACTCGACCCAGAAACACGCAACGCAATCGATGCGCTGCAAACGCTAACAAAGGGGAAATGACATGGCCGCGATGACGAAAGTCGGGCAGAGTGCGCTAGGATTGAAAGCGCTCAAGCATATTCAAGCAGCGCAAGAGCATATTGACGCCTTAGCCGCGTTAGGAAAAACGGCGAGTCATGCCGCTGCAAATGATAATTTGCCGACGATGAAAGCGCTGTTTTCTATCACTGATGGTGAGGTCGCCTTTCATGATCGCCTGGCTCAGTTGGCAGATGGAACATGCACCTTCGCGGGATTCAAGGAGTTTCTGGTTTGCACCGTGCCAGACTCAACTGTAGTGGCCTGAGTCTTGAGCGAGCCGAGCATTTCCGACTGCCCGTTTCATGACGACTGCGCGCGGTCGAATGAAGGGCGGTGGGCAATGCAGTTTGAGCACAACGCCAAGCAAGGCGACTTTAACCGCAGAATCGGCGGCTGGAAAGACGGCTTTGAGCGCGACCTAGCTGATATCCGCGTAGCCATTGCCATGAGTCGGGATCATACCGACGAAATTGCCAGTATTTTCGCGGAGCATCGCGAAGCCTCGCGCGCCTATATGGAACAAAATACGGAGGCGCTGAAAGGGATTGTGACTGAAATGAAGTCAACGCGCGCTCAAAACGAAGCGCAGCATCAAGAGATGATGACGATCGTCATGCACGGAAGCTCCGTCGCGGGTCGCGCGGTGGATCAGGCGCACTTAGCCGCCACCAAAGCGGAAACCGCGACCACGAATCTATCAAAAATGACGCGCGCAACGATGGTGTTGGTCATCGCGGCGGCGGCGGTGGTGGCTTGGGTGGTCTCGAAATATGGGATTGCGTGGGTCGGTTCGATCTTCAAAACAGGAGCAACGCCTTGAGTCTCGTGAGTCAAATTCCTGGAGTCATCGGCTTGGCAAGAAAGATTGCGACGGCCGCGCCGGACGCGAGACCGCTGGTCCGCTCGATGTCCTGGTGGTGGCTCGTGGTGGGTGTGGTGACGTTCACGACGCAAAACCTCAGGCTGTGGCTTGAGATGGACCAAAGCACCGAAGATACGCTGTTTTGGGGCTTTCTCGGCACGATCTGGGCGTGCTGTTCCCTGATTGCGACGATGCGGCGAAAAGACATCAAGGTCCCCGAATGGATTGCCACCATCGCCGAGGCGATCATCGCCGACGCGCCGGGGGCGCCTGGGCGGTGAATGCGATCCCGCTGTTGCCGTGCTTGAACGGGGAAGACTCGCGCCGGCCACCGGATCATGCCGCGTTCCAGCCGCGCCCTACGAAAGACGGTTACGCTCCACCGGAGTACGTGCGCGAGGTCCGGGACCTCCTGCTGTCGGCGGACGGGCGGGTACAGACGCGGCCGGGGCTGGAGACACTGGCGGTGCTGGCCGGGATGCGCTCGGGGGCGCTGTTCCTGGACGATCTGTACGCCCATGCGGGGGCGTCGCTCTTTCGCGTCAACCTCACGACGGGCACCGCGATGCCCCTCGTCACGGTATCGCCCGACCAGCCGGTAGCGTTCGCCCCACACCAAGGGCTGCTGCGCTGGACGGACGGGACGCGCTCGGGCTATGTGAGCGGGTCCGGGGTTGCCGTTCTCGCGCTGCCGCAAGCCCCGACGCCCACGGTCACGCTGATTGATGGTGCGCTGCCGACCGGCAACTACCTCGTCTCGGTGACGTTCGTGGATGCCTACGGGATTGAGTCCGGGTGTGCGCAATCCGCAGTAGTGACGCTGACCGCGGCCAAGGGGCTCGCTGTCACGGTGGCTGAGGTGCCGGCTGGTGCGTCGGTGCGGGCCTACTGTAGCCAGGCTAATCGGAAGTTCCCGTTTTTGGTCGGCGACTACCTCCCTGCGTTGCTGCCGGTGCAGATCACAGCCAGTCCAAATTCAGGTATCCCAGCGCGCACCATCGGGCTGTCCCCGCTCCCGCCAGGCCGTGGGTTGACGACGCGCGGCGGGTTCATCGTGTCGTGGGAGGATGACTTGCTGGCAATCTGCCATCCAGAGTTTTCGCATCTACATAACCCTGAACTATTGCTGACACAGCTCCCGGCGCCGATCCTGGGAGCGGTCGGGGTGGAGGGCGGGGTGTGGGTGGCGACCGAGGCGGGGATGGTCTGGATCAACGGGGCGGACCTCACGAAAGCGACGCTCACCGACCATGCCGATCACCGAACCTATGCGATCGGCGGCGTGAAACTCCCAGCCGATAGCCTGCCGCTGCTCAAGCAGGGGCTCCCGTTCGCAGCGTTCGCGTCAGAAGATGGGCTGGTGGTCGGGACCGCAGATGGGCAACTGTTGGCTCCGATGGCGGAGTCCCAGCGCTGGGACGTGGCCGGCAAGCAGGTGTCGATTGTGCTATGGGAGCACGACGGCGAGCGGTTCATCGTGGTAGCAGGGGTCTGAAATGACTTTAACAAAAAGCGACTGGGAAATGATAGGAACAGATGATGATTATTATCTGTTCTGTGAAGATGACTTTGCTGACAGCCGTCCTATTACCGAACTATCTGAGATAAAGCCAGACGACAATAGCTTTATTCCTGAGAAAGCGGGGGTCTGATATGGGCTGGACAGAAGGATCAAGCTGGACTGACCTCAACGAAATAGAGGGCGATTATCACCTTGATGCAAATGCGATGGTGAATAGTCTCGGGCATACGCTCGATGCTTTTGCCGTGATGGCGAAAGGCGTTCATGCGCAGCTTGGTCCAGCGATTGAGGATATCAGGACGGTTTTTGATGACGCAGTAGCGGCCTATGTCGCGACTTACGCTTGTACGTTGGTAGCGTCTCCTTACGTTGCCCTGACTGCTCCATCAATGCCGTCTGGACCGCTGTTAAATACGCAAGCTTACACCGATGCTTTTGCGCTTTCGCAGGACGCCGCTCTACAAGCACGGGACCTCGCGCTGTGGGATGCTGGAACAGGAGCGGCAGCGGGCGGTATGGGACTTCCTTATGCGGCACAGCAAGCGTCTATAAGGCAGATAAATCAGAAGTACGCACAAGACATTAACACAGCCGCGTTGACGCAAAGCGCGCTTCAAGCAAGCCATCAGCGCGAAGACCTCCGAATTTACTATACGCAAAAGCTTGATGAGTTTAAGGCGCAACTTGCTGAGCGCGATGAAGCATATAAATTCTGGGACGCCGACAATAAAAACTTGCTTGAAAAAGCCGAGAAGATGGCGGCCGATGCAAGGGCGATTCAGGCGCTCCTTGTCGCGGCGCTCGAAAAGACCGTTTACGCCTATGCTGGGGCACTTGCTGAGCATTTGAAGGCGCTTCTGGCCGCAGTCAACTATAACATGAGCGCGAGTGCGCAACCGCTGAATGCTTCTTACGCGGGGGCATGATGGCCCTGAAACCGCCAGGCACGGATTTGCGACGGCGCATGAGTCCCGAGGGTTCGGTACTGCGTAATCCGAGCCCGGTGCGGTCGTTGTTCGGGGCGTCTGCGCTGGACTCACGGCTGATGGACCGCGCCTTTGAGGCGCAACGCGATGCCGGGTTCTTCGTGCAGCACGGAACGCTGCTAGACGGGCGGCGCTTCACGCGGATAGTCAATGGGAACATGGAGCGGCTGGTGATCGGCCCGCCCGTGATGGGCGTGCCGGCCTGTACGTTTGGGCTCCCCGTCTTCTGGGGACCGGCCGATACCCCAACCGTGGCGGTGGTCGGGATGAACTGCTCCAACGGGATCGGGGCCGTGGTGGCGCGGGCGGTGGCGACCTGGGACGGAGCGTTTCCCGTCGCGGACCATGTAACCTATGGGGCGGTGCTGCGGGTGATCTACCAGAAGCAGGGGGTGCAGTTCTTGCTCAAACCGGCGCTGATGACGCATCCGCTCGGCGTGGGGGCAATCGTTGTCGCTCCCGACAACGCCGGAACGATCTATGCGCTGTGGGCCGCTGACTACGCCAGCGGGGAACCGATTGCGGACGGCGCATTGTGGGGCCAAACGGTCATCTTTGAGGGCACGCTTGGCGCTGGACTCCCGCGCGGGCGGGTGTTCGATCCGGTGCCGATCACGGCCGGCGACTGGGGCGCGCCCTGGTATGGATGGAAGGTGCGACCGGGCGGGGTGATCACTGCGGGGATGGTCACGGTCTATGCGTCGGAGCCGTTCGCCGGCTACGGGTTCACGGCGCTGGATGCGGGCGTCACCTGGTCCGGGGTGATCCGCACACCGGGCTCCATGTCTCACTTCTTCGACTTCAACGCCGACAGCCTTCGGGATGCGGCCGACGATTTCACCACCTCGGCCGGCGTGCTGCCGGGGTCCATGCTGGAGGTGCTTTAATGTACGGTCGATTCACCCATGAGAAGTGGGACCATCCGACGCTGATCCGGGCGCGCGAGCAAGGCGATCCCGAGATGCTGGCGCGGGCGCTGGCCTCGCTGACGCTGCCGGACGGCTCGCTGGACCTGCGCGGCTATGTGCGGCTGTCGCGGCAATACTCAAAAAACATGCCGACGCTGGAAGGAAAGAAGCGGAGCATGGATCTTGTAACTGGTGTCGTGTCAAACGCCGACCTGTCGTGGTATTTCGTTGTATTCTCCAGCGACTCGACGCCGACCGCGGCCTGGGATGGTGACTCGTTTGCGGCCAGTGGTGGCGACGCCACCGAGTTTACCGGCTACACCGCGTCAACGCGGCCCGAGTGCGTGTTTGACGCGGCGGTCGGGACCAGTCGGGTGACGGCGACCAATACGACGCGGGCGACTATCACGATCAGTGCCGGCGTGTCGGCAACGGTCTACGGGGTCGGGATTACCAACAACTCGACCAAGCAGTATGCCGGTGGCTCGGCAATCCTGCTGCGGGCGTCGCGCCTGGTCACGCCAGAGGTCTACGTGGCCGGCCAGGTCTACCCGCTCGCCTACCAGATGTTCACGCCCTGATGAGTTGCACGACGCCCTCAAGCACGGTGGCGTTCGCGACGACCTCCGGCGCGCTCGATCTGGTGGTGGCGGGTGACTCGTCCACCGTGACAACAGCCGATGGCCAGGTGCTCGCCGACGATGCGCTGGTCACCACCAGCCCGCCCGAGACCCTGCGCGGGCCGCGCTGGTTCGTGTGGCAGGTGCTGGAGGTGGTGGGGGTGGTCGCGTTTGGCATTTCAGATGGGGCGGCGGGGCCGATCATTCGGGCGGATGCGGTCAACTACTACTACCTCAGCGACGGGCGGCTCGTCCTCAACGGGGCCGTGGTCGGCAGCGCTGCCCCGCTGGTGGCCGGTGACGTGGTGGGGCTGTACTGGGATGCTGAGGCCGGCGTCGCGCAGTTCGTGCGCAACGGGGTGCCGGCGTGAGCAGCACATTGATGGGGCCACTGGGCGGCGCTACGATCGCCTACGTGCGGCAGGTTGCCCAGCCGGGTGCAGTGATCGAGTTCGACCAGATGGTGACGGTCGGAATGATCGTCGTCCCGGCTGGCGGCGCGTCTTCTGGCGGCTATTCGTGGGGCCCGGCGTCGTCCGCGTCGATCACGGCGGGAGCATGGCCGGCGCCGCCATTCAGCACGCTGCATGAGATGTTTTCTCCGCCGCCGTTCGTTGCGCCGCCGCCCTCTTGGTGCCTTGGTCCAAAGTCTGCGACGATCACCGTCAACTATTACAGCACGCGCGCCAGGGCCACCAATGCCGACCCTGGCGTGGTGTTCTATCGTTGGGGCCTGGAGCCGACCGTGGGCTGTCGGGCCTACTGGGAGTTCGTTGCCAGCGAGGCGGGCGACACGCTAGGTGGCTTCGGGGTGGGTGGGGTACTCACGGCCACCGACAGTGAGCCAGGCAAGGGCGCGAATCCGGGCGCACTGCTGTACCGCGAGGGCGGGGTTTGGTCGATCTGGATGGATGGGGTGGAGACGGTGGTAGCGGGCGCCGCGACGCCAACGCGCATCGGGGTCGGGGTGCAGGCGATCGCGCAAAATGCGCTGTCGGTGCAGTGGTGGCTGGATGGCCAGTTACTCAACGCCGTGCCGGTGACATGGATCTTCGACGGGGCGCTGTGGGTGCCGGTGCTGTGCACGTTGAGCGATGCGGTGACGTTTACCTTGGATGATGCGCTATGAGTCTTGTCACGATTCCAGACGGCTACCTCCCGCTGGCGCAGGCGTGCGGGCCGAAGCATGATATTGAGGCCATTTGCACCGAGGGGCTTGGGATTATCGGTGAGTTCGTTTGGAGCACGGCCGCAGGGGTTGCGTTCTACAATGATTTCTCATCGGATTGCTCTACTGCCGGAGGGACAGGCTGTCCTGGTCCAGGAAAATCAAGCCCTCAGCCGAACAGCGCTGATACAAAAGGGCTGTACGCTTGGGGGTATTCAAACGATGACTCATGGAACAATCGAATTATATGGACTAATCCTGGGGCAGCGTTTGTTCTTAACCATATCGAAGTAGCAACCAACGACCTTAACCCTCCGATTCTGCTTGGAAGTGGGAAAAAAGGAGTCCTTCAAGGAATTGGTGTGTGCCCAACATGGGAATGGTCTAACCAGTCCGCGTACTCGCAAATGTGTGAGCAATTGATTCGGATTAAAGTCGCAGCAAATAACTCGCTCAATGTGAAACTGCTACCACAGTATAGCGTCGGACAAGGCTGGTATGACGCTGGCAATACCCTCCCAACACCAATCAACCTTTCCACTGAGCTTGCTGGGCTAACGAACCGCGTGGTCGGCGCAGGCGAAACAGTCAATTTTCGTCTGTGTCCAAGTACCTGGCACGGAGAAAACAGCGCCCTTCCAGATACGATCTACGCCCCGCTGCGTATCCGCATCTATGGTACGCCGACATGACCTGTCCAACAACCATCGGACTGGAACAGCGCCCGCTTGCCAATGCGGAAGAGTTCCCGGAAATGCTCGATGAGGCATGGACCTTTGCGGACCTCACCGGGGTTGGGCTTTACGATGAACTCGTTATCGACGGCGGGCCGCTTCGCAGCGGGTTTGAGGCGTTCACCACCGATGCGCTGTTGCTGTTCGACAGCGCGGGCGAGTCGCTTAACGCAACGGATGACTGCATTGACTTCGATGGAGGATGGGTGGCGGCGAGCGCTGCGCCGCAAGCGCTACCGGGCGGCCTGCTGTTCTTCATCAATACCAAGACCCTCGCGCTCTCGTCTGCGACGCTTCCCGCGGTGACAGTGCTCGGGGATGGCGAGACGCTGTACGTGGCCACACCCACGGGGCTGTCAGTGCTCGCTGGAGACATCGAATCGGGGGCCGACCCGCACGTCAAGACCGGCAAGATGGCGCTGTCTCCGGGAATGACGTGCAACGTGCCGCGCGCCTATCCGCGCATCCAGACCGATGGCGACCTGGAGTTGGTGACGGTGGCCGATGTCCGAGAACGACAGGCGTCAGGCGAGGTCGTGCTGGTCGAGCGGGTGAGCACGATGGCAGTGCCAGGGCGCACCGGAGCGCACCCGCAGGAGCGCACGGTCAACCTGCCGCGGGGCACCGAGACGGAATCCTGGGCATTTATCCTCAAGTCAAAGACGGGCGCGGCTGAGGCGTGGGCGGTCAGTGCGCTGAGGGTCAGGACGGATCGGGAGAGGAAGGTGCGGTGAGCGGAACGACGACCGTCTTATGGGTCTTGGCGCAATCAATGCAAATGACGGCCCAGTCCCCGAGATAGTCGAGCTTGTAGCCGCAATCCCTCGCCATCTCGTCCTTTGGCGTGTCGCGTTCTTGCTCGTAGTTTAGATGCGCGTCATAGAAGGCTTTGTTTCCGCACACGTCGCACAGTCGGTAGTCTCGCATTGCCATGGTTTTCTCTCGTGTTTGTTGGTCACGGTCAGGACGGATCGGGAGCGCAAGGTGCGCTAGCCGCTCGCCTGACCGCTTCCTGCTCAGCCAAATCCTGGTCTGAGCGCCACATCGTGGCGCCGGTCTTGTGGTATTCCCACCACTTGGCCCCCGCGACGAACTCCGCGACGTGCTGGCTTTGGCTCATCTGCGAAATAGACTCACTCGGCGCACTCGGCGCAATTGCATCACGCCCGATCAGTTCTCTGAACACTGAGCGAAGCTGCTCGAACCCATCCCCTCCCAGCCGGAT